CTTGTCCTCCACCGTCAACCTTGAATCCTGCCCCAGATATTGAGAATGTAACCGGGACGCCTTCCGGGTGTCCTACTGGCTGTCCGTTCTTGAATGTCTGTTTTGAAGACGTCACCACGCACATATCATCACCTCCCTTTGCAGGGAAATTGAGTGTAGGTTCTTTAGTCTCCAATACGTATTCCACAACTTCCTGCACGTCCGACAATACCGCGCCTTCTTCTCCGAATCCTTCCGGATATGAGATAAGCTTAACAAGCGCCTTAAACGCCCATTCCTTGAACTGTCCTATATTATAAGTATGACCAGCTTCAATTACAATACCGATAGACTTATAATATTCAATTGCTCCAACAACGTTTTCAGTTACAAAAACATTCAACTGACTGTCTAAACCATCAGTTATGACAGTCAGTTGTTTGGAATTATCTTCTGTTGTAAATAATAATCGTAACATAATCCTTATGCGTTTTCTGCCGTCAATTCCTTACGCCATGTATTATCGTTAGCTATTATAACTACATTCAAATCTTCTTTTGCGTCTAAACCGAGGTCTTCAAGTGTAAATTCCATCGGCTTACCTGACATTATCTTTGTAGTAAGTGTTTTTCTATCACCGCGAATTACACCAAATCTTCCGGCACTCTCGTTAAGATTTACATCATTAGGGAAGTAAATATCTACATCTTTAGGGGCAGGAATAGTCGTTTTGATTGTAATTACACATGCGTTTTCATTGTTCCATTCTGCTGTCACCGCAACAACTTCATTTAATCCCTGAGGATTCAATTCGAGAGTAAGTGATTTATTTTCAGCAAAAGCAACAAGTTCTTCATGCATTACAGATTCACCTACTTTCCAAGGAAATCCAAGTTTCAATAGAGCATCACTTCCACTTACTTCATCTTCTGTCACACTTACATCACCAGGAGCAACAATTCCTCTAATTTCTGTGATAAATACTCTTTTTTGGTCGCAACTACCATCAGTTACAACTACTGTATCAATTTTCTTATCTGTATCGATAAATCTATATAGTCTCATAATCTTTTCTATTTTTAATTGTTAATTACTTACATTCAAAAACTATTTCTTGTGTTACAGCACCATTTTTATCAAGTACATAAACCTGATAAATACCAGTCAAATCTGCTTTCTGAACACCCAAATCCTTCTGGCACTCGAAACCCAGATATTCGTTCTTCTCCTTCATTGTCAGAATCTTCTTATCGACAGATGCGGTACCGATAGTTTCTGGAATGTTGGTGAACTCGCAGAACTTGTTATTATGCTTAATGCAAATCTGAGTACCTTCCGATACCTTTGCTTTGAAGTTCATCCACAACCAAGGAAGACCATCTGCATATTCAGCCTGCCACGGATATTCCGTCAGATAAGATTCGGGGAGAATCGCATTATAATCTTCTTCACTATTAATAATACCACTGTTAGGGTCCATTTGAATAGGATTTTTTCAATTGTGCTCCTGCTTCAACTTCATTCAATGCTGCTTCAATGGCATTAAAATTATCATCTAAACCTGAAGCTACTTGTGCACCGGTCTGACCATCTGTTATTTGATAAAAATCTATCTTATTCATAATTTCCAAATTAAATCTTTTGTCCAAACGAATTCATTATTCCAAATATCGTTATCTGAGAATAAAGTCTTATTCATTCTCCATATACCGTCACTCAACCAAACATTCGAATTATTCCAAATGCCATTGTTCATAAGCCATACAGGAGGAATATTGAATATACCACCAGAAATCCAATATCCGCGCATATTCCACTTATCATTCTTCAAAACCCAAGGTTTTACAGTAATAGGTGGCATTGAATTAGAAATTCCGCTTCCACTACCTCCTCGAAATGTTCCTGGGTTTTCTTCAGTTCCTATTCGAGTATAAACTCCAGGTAAATAATCACTTGCCATCTTTCTTATTTTTAGGAGAACCATTTTCATCGAAATCAGCCAAGTACTTCTTGATTCGACTTGGAACTAAATTTGGATATAATTTAGAAGTATTTTCTACAATCGAAATTGATTCGCGTATAATCAACGCATTACATACAACTGATTTAAACCAAGTATATGATTCTATACTTCCTCCTTCAACCGTAAAGTTACCTAATACATGCGAAACAATCAACAGAGCGCTATAAATAATTAGCTTCATTGCAATCATTCCGAACCCTTTACTTGAAAAATCTTTATTCTTCAAATGAAAAACCCAACTTACTAATGTATCGACTACAACTAATATCATTAGATATTTTAGGAACTCCCAATCACGAAACACATATTGCTCAATAAATGACGCTGTATTCGAAAATGATATAGGAATACTTAAAAGTACCGGAAAATAGAAACTGTAGATGTAATTCTTAAATTTACTTATATGTTTCATTTTTTCAGATTCTTAATGTAGTTTTTATTCTTAGCCAAATCTAACATCTTTTCATAATCTACTTCAGATATAAAAATTGAACCATCTCTATTTTCGAACTCAATATCATATTTATCAAGCATATTCCAAGTATCAATTATCTCTCTCAGTCTCACCACATTGCCTTTCAATTTTTTATCTTCAGATTCTTTACCAGTACCTGTTGTTCCTTTCTTTTTGAGTCTCCAACCCTTCTCAGTCTTGACATACATTTTACCACCATACATCTTTTCTGTTCCAAGCGGAAGAGCTTTTGCTTTCTCAATTGCAACATCATCTGCACAATTGATACCTGCAATCCCTTTCAAGATATTCAAAGGAGTCTCTTTGTAGCAAAAACACATTCTATCATCTATAGACTTGAAGATACCATCAGGAATTTCAACTGGTTCTCTCTGCGCTTCTCTGTAGAACATCAAACTCTTCATTAAATCATTGCTACGTACAAACACAGGCTTCAAAGACATATAATCAGCAGTACAACAAGCTATCTCAAATTCATCAATTTCTTTATTCTTTGATTTTTCGATAACATCCTTTGAAAATGCATCTACTTGCGCCTTAGTGAATACTTCAAGATTGTTTTTCTCAACAAATCTATTGAATTCATCTTGCGTAAATTCTTTAGGATTATTCATATTGTAATTTGTATTAATTTAAACGGAATATTGTTTTAATGCGTAAAAATAACAATTTTAATTGACCTCTACAACTTATCCCGTCAAATTAATCAATTGTCAAAAATAAACGTATGAACAGGGTAATTCAATCATTCTCGATATCACTTTATCACATTTCTTCTCAAACTTCTCAATCATTTCACGTAACATACTTCTTTTAGGGATATCTATCGTATAACTCTTTGAACAATAATCAACGCGCGTCAATACTTCTGTTTCTGTAGGTCTTCTCCAAGCTTTGCTGCCAAAAAATACTCTGAATTGTCTCAATACTTTTCTCACTTCATCAACTGTAAGTCCAATGTTCTTAGCTATAGTCCTTGACCTTAGGTATAATTGTGCAATAGGATTGATTGAATCGTAACATAACTTCGTCCTTGATAAAATCTTTTCAATCTTAGTTTCAGCTTCTTCTTTAGTTATTTCATTCTCAATAGCTTTTCTTCTTATCTCTCTTATTTCTCTATAATCTCTTGTAAATGAATTATTTTCAACACCAGCTTCTAAGCAATTTCTAAATCTATTCAAATAATCAAACACCAATTGGCAATTAGCAGTCCAAGTATATTTCTTATTGTCTTTAATAAAATCTTTCTTCATGTAATTAGGGATGATTGTGCAGTATTGCAGTAAATCCTCTGGGATTATTTCTACATGCACTTCACCAGTCTCTTTATTGAAGGTATAGATGCCATCTAACTTCAAACTCAATAGATTTCTTGAAACACCAACTATGCCAAGATTGGTTTCATTCACAATCCATTTCTTGAGTTTACCTTCACTTGTAAATAGGATTTTACCAGTATCTCCAGTTCTTTCACTGAGCTGTTTTGCAGCGGATGTTCTACCTTCGGCTTTGAGTAAAGCGTATATAATATTGTAACGATTGGTTTTTCTGAGTTTAATATATAAGCTATTTTTATTCATATTCTTTCGTTTTAAGTGTTGTAAAAGTAGAAAGAATATTTCTAATATCAAATATATACAAAAAAATAAGAGTACCTGAGTACTCTTATAATTCCTTAAAACAAAAGTGCTAAATGTGATATAGTCTACGCTTAGACTATTTATAATATGCAACACTCAAACAGACAAACTCTTCACAGAGGCTTCCGTTAATGCTGTAAAGATACCACTACTTATCTCCTCTAACAATGAACAGGTTCTTCTGAATTATTTCTATACTGATTCTTAGGGGGTTACGACCTTATCCTCTTTATAATCACATAACCTGCTGGTTATAATTATCTTTCTCTATTTCTATATATAAAAAGAAGATACTTATAACCTCTGGTTATATGATTATACGATTTGAATTGTTGTATCTACTTGATTCTCAGCACTGGTAAAATATAAGAAATTCTCAATGCACGACCAAAGAAAAAGTTTGTATCTTTAGACAGTTTGTTTAATCTAAATATATTTGTGTATGAAAATTATTTACAATTCAAAATTGGCACGATTATTGTTGCCTAATTTCAAAGCAATTCTTCTCATGCTTTGGCTCTTATGTAAGAAAGGTCCTGAATATTATTCAGAAAAGTTCATCAAGCACGAAGAGACTCACTCCTTCCAATGGAAGTGTTGTATGTTCTTAGGAGTCTTCATCTGGCTTGCATTCTCGTTGGCATTTGATACACTCTGGTTATTGTTACTTATTCCATTCACATTCTATATCTGGTATTGTATCGAATATGCAATAAGGTTCATCATTGGAGTAGTAAAGACTCCTCCTATCATGAAATTCGGATTCAAAAAATGGCTCAAAGGGTTCCAGGAAATTGGTCACGAATCTTATCATAAGATTGTGTTCGAACAAGAAGCTAATGCTGTAGAGGATGGAATTGTGAATTACGAGTTCCTTTCTTTCTTCAAGTATTATTAAAAAAGAAGAGGCGTTTCACAACGCCTCGCCCTTTAATTAAAATAATAATTTTAGCAGTATGTATGTTTAACTCAATATTGTAAAATTACAAGTTCTTTCTTAAATACAAATCTTACAGTATCTTGATATTCATTCATTCTTACCTAAACAATGTACCATTATAGCAGCAAAGAAAGGTGTTATGATAAACGACATAAAGAACCAGAAGATACTGCTCCTTTTAAGTCTACTTGCTGTTTCTCCTACTTCTGTGCAAAGATAGAAGTAAATCACTGCACATATTAAACCAAAAATAAAAATCAATTCAGTCATAATCTAAAAGTTTTAAATTGTTAATTATATTATTCTATTCAATGTATGTCAAAACTCGAATTAAACAAGAATTAACATACATTTCAAGCTATTGCACAGAAGGTTTGAAGTACGGTAGAGATATCTTTATTTCACTCATCGTCTCACAAAGCTCCCACCAAGGTATAATTACATGAGGAACGCAATAAAGGACATTCTTATTCTCAAAGAAGTAAACAGTACACAATTCATTAGTCTTTCTTTTGTTCTCGAAAGAAATCTCACCAAGTACATCCATAATCTTTCTTAGTCCGAATGGAGAAATATTCTTGTTGGCTTGAAGTATGAGAATGTCTTGTGCAGGTATCTGAAGCATGTCTTCAATAAGAGAAACTGTTTCAGGATTATACATTTCTGTATCAGACAAGAGTATCAATTTATTCGACTCACAGAGCCAATCGATATAAGGACAATTGCCATTCTTGTAGGTAAAATGAATTTTATTCATCATAATATTCTTTAAAGTCACGAATTTCTTTATCTATCATTCTATTGATATTCTCAATTTCTTCATACTTCTCTTCTTCAATGAGTCTCAATTTATGACTTATCATAGAATTGATATATCTGTTCCAATCCCGTTTACCCATCAACATCAGGTCAATAGCTATAGAATCGATAGACTTCTGCATTTCATCTTTGTGACATGCATCATACCGGAACCAGATAAGAAATAGAAGTACGAGTACTGCAAGTAGTGTAATTATAATATATAGTTCTACCATAGTGTTTATTTAATTTTATTCGGTAACATAATGGTCAAGTAATTCGTTAGCTATCTTATCAACTCTTTCCTTAAAGAAAGATGAATCAACAAGTCTTTTCTCTGCAATAATAGTACCACTATCAAAAGTTTTCATCTTTACTACTATAGATGTAAATGATTCATCTTTCTTAGCATAGTCACATTCAACAGTGATATTCTTTCTTTTAAATGTTTCCATAATTATAAAATATTTTTATTTAGATACATAATTAATCAAATCAGAAAGCCAGGACAAGAACTGTATCATTCCGAAAAATAAGAAGCAAAAGGCGATTGCCCCGGTTACGTACCAGAAACGTACCCACCATTCACGATATTTTGTCTTTAATACTTTCTTACCGAAACGACCATTGAAGAAATTTACAAGCTGCTTTTTCATAATTATATCTTTATTTGTTTGACATTGTAAAGGTACGCATTTATCGCCAATTGGACAACAAATTACTTGTTTTTCTTTGTTGGTTTGATAACTCTTTTGTCTTCGAATTTATCCTTTACATAAAGCAACCATACACGACGTACATTTGTGTAAGTACAATTCATGATTGTACGGATTTTGTAATGTGACCAATTAGGATGTTCCAACATCATATTATAAATTTCCAACGATTGTTTACCACGAGGCTTTTCTTGGCGATAACTTGCTCTTTTGGTAGAAGATTTTCTCTTCTTACTTATAGTAAAAGAAATTGTACGAAGAGTGTCGTCAGCTTTCAATATTGTAAGGCCATAGGATTTGGCTTTATAATTCTTCTTTGCATCATCAAAATGTGCTTCGTCGAAAGTAATTATGATTTGTTCGTTGTTACATTTAGTAGTACCATTGTAGGTTTTGATGAAGTCGTTGAGCGCTTGCTTTTGTTCAGGAGTCTGGCCTTCAAGTCCTACCTCTTTTTCTGCCTCTTCGATAAGAGCGATAAGTTCGTCTTTCTTATACTTCTTGATATTCTTGATACCAAGTTCACTTGCTCTTTTTCTCAATTCTTCGACTGTTACAATTGTTGTTTTCATATTTTCTCGTTTTTAATTATTATTTTAAGTTTAAGAATTTTGCAATCTTGTTAATAGCTCCTGTAGAAGTGGAACAAAACGAAGCAGGTTCTACAGCAATATTTCCCCCATCTTTCCAATAAGTAATTTCAATTGAAATTTTACTTCTATTGAAAGAATAGCTTACATTAACATACTTGTCTTCTTTTTGAATATTACCAGCAAATAAACTATATCCACCAAATCGACTTGTAAGAGCTGATTTAAGTTCTTGTTTGCTTTCAGGAGTAAGAATCATTGCTTTCATAATCGTATATTTTAATTGTTATTATTTTATCTCTTTTGAATGCCTAAAGATACCAAAAGTTTATGTACCTGACAACTTTTTCTGGCAATTGTTTATAAATTTTATCAAGTTCATCTTCTTCGAGGTCAACAAGTCTGAGTCCTTCGTATGTCGCACCTACGTAATAGTATATACCAGTACGCTTTACTGAATTGACGAATACAGGAACATCAACAAATGTAGGTTCTCCTGCGTTTGAAAATCCTACAAGTGACTTGAAAGTGATTTCAATTGGTTCTTTCAAATCAACTTGTACGTTCAACTTTCCATCTGTAAGTTTTCTAAATTTCTTTCTGAATTGTTCTACTTTCATAATCATATTTATTTTGCATGGCTTTCGCACTGCTGGTTAAACTTATCTTTTATCTATCACTAAGTAATGGTCAGCCAAACACTTTACCCATTGTATTCTATACTTTCTTGAAGCACATCTAAATTCAATATCTCTTATAGCAGAAAGAATATCAGACACGCTTTCATTATAATATTTTGCAAGTATAGTTAGTACATGATAGCTTTCTTGCGGTGTAAAGTGTAAAGAACTTCTATATCTTTTTGCTGTTTCATACACTCTTTTTGAGAATGATTCAACCGTTTCAAATTCTTCTTTTCTATAATTAAACAAATCTGTTGCTTTCATAATCTTATCTTTTTATTCGTTTGACTTATTATCTCCTTTTGGATACCTAAAGATACACCTTTGTGACACGTGTAGCAACACTTTCACCAATAATGTGGTCGAAATTAAGATTCTTTAAAGTTCGACCACAGGTCTAAACATATTTTAATACATGAGATGTAGAGATATAAAGAATGCTCGTCAAACTTGTAATTAAACAAGAAATAACGAGCATTCTAACTTGGCAAACAAAAGTTCAATTTATACCCTGAAAAGAGTTATCTTCTTACCATTACCCATATCGTAAGTATCGACATGTAACCAACTCACTCCATCCTCGAGTCTTATAGGATAGGGAAGGTTATCCTGATTCTTTATAATGAGCTGACGTGCCTCTTCAGCACTCATGCCTTGTACAGTGATATCAAACGCTTCGCCAGTGCAGTGCCCGGAAATATAGACCTTCTCAAGATTAGTCTTCTCTTTAGGAATTGCACAAATGTTACATCTAAGGCCACGTTGTGAATAACTACCACCATTCTTCCAATTGTTAATGACGAATGGTTTCTGAATAATATATTCACGTAGCACCAACAATGTCTCAAGTGCTGCCATAGAGAAGAAACTCCACATCTGCTCCTCTCTGTACTTATTGTATACATGTGGACAAACAAGTTCCTCGATTTTGAAGTATTGCTTAAGCTTCTTAATTAACTCATCTCTTTTCATAATTCTTCATTTTTAGTCCATTCATTACTATTCATAATCTCGTTCTCATCCATTAAAGGATAAGGATAAACGACTTCTTCCACAACTTCTTCACCTTCCGAAAGCATCATGATAGGAGGTACAAGCATGTTGTACGTCTCTTCATGCAGCAACGCCTTCGTGCCGTCGTTACTCATTCTTCTTGTCTCCCAGTCCTTGTCGAACTGTTTCAGTTCTTCTATGGGTATAACTAACCATTTCATATTATTCAGTTTTTACGTTTCAACCATTCTTCATTAAGTCTTTCCTTCTCGGTCTCTATTTCTTCAATGGTCAGAGACTTGTTATAGAGAGCAAAATAGTAGATGGCAGCTTTAGTATATGAAGCAGAAAACCTACATAAATATAATTGGTCCACATCACTTAAATTTCCAGTTTTAAGTTCTATACCATTATAACTATTCTTAGTCATCCACGATACTTCACTTTCCTCAAGTTTTACACGGTTACCAGTTCCATAACTCCATACTCCAGTAGTACTATTAGAATCACTGGTTAGAATAGAACTTTCGAAATGGAACGCACCTGCATTACCCAGTCCTTTGTTAGCCACATACCCTGGAGATGTATTTAAAATTTCCCTTTTACATATAAGTGTAAAATCATCCATAATAGGAAGTCCAGTACATATACAGTAATCATCCACACCATCGAATACAAGTGCTCCTTCCTCTCTTTCTATATCTATCCTTACAGTACCTTTTCCTCTCACTATAAGGGCCGCTATTGCTGTGGACAGATACTTTTCTGGTACAGAAGATAAATCAAATTTATAAACAGTATTAAGTCCTGGAGCAATGACATTTTCACCGGCAACAATCGTGCTGCCCATGTCATCTACATAGATGAGAGACAATCGCACTCCGTCGGTATTAGAGGGCGTATAACTATAATCTGTGAATTCTGCACGTACTTTAAAGGTCACGTTATTATAATCTTTGGTCGCTATGCCTACAATCGGTCTATTACCTTCTGCTTCATACTTAGTAGTGACCTTTATATAAGTGTCTGTAATGATATAATCTGAAATATTGGAAAATTTTCGCCATCCTTTAAAATTCGTATTATACATGCCAAAACCGGAACCTGGAGTATAAGTGAAGTTCTTGAGAGCCATCTCATTACCCATCACACCAGTAATACTACCAGGCTTGTCTGCATTAGACAGCCCGGACATAAACCATGCGTCCACCATAGCCTTATTGAAGGGTGGAATAGGAGGACCAGCCTTGCCAGCCCTCCTGTCAAACAAAAGACTTGTACCGACCCCAATCATAACCCTATATTGAATTGTGCAGTAGTGCCAGTAACAAACACCTTATCAATAAGATAAGGCATAGGAGAACCAATATAAGCAGACACTTCCACCTCACTAATAGTATAAGTCTCAATAGAAGGTGCTCCACAGAGGTGTACTTTGATAGTTCCAGCAGTCAATGGAATGACCAAGAAATTCTTATCACTATCGTGCTCCACAGAGGTGTACTTTGATAAATCAAAATCCTCAGCAACCTGGCCAACTTCAAATGCTCTACTTATTGCAGTAATGCTTACTTGTCCTTCACCATTACTAATTCTAATCTTATTAGGATACATAACTTTATAAATTGTTTTAAATTAAAAAGGAGGAGGAACTTCATCGTCACCGAATTCATTCCTCCTCCTAACCTTTAAATATGTCAAACTTGAAAGAAAATTTCCAATCGTAAAAGTACAAGATTAATTCATATTAACCAACCTTTTCAAAGATTTTCAAATCTTTTTTGATTGTGTATGATTTCTTTATTGAGCTCATCTTGTATAAGTTCAATTACTTTTCTGGTCAATTCTTTATCTATATAGATATTCATTGTGTTAGATGCAATACGAATACGTTCATCTTCTTTCATCTTTTCCAATTCCTGTAGAGTTTGTCTATATCTATCGATATTCTTCTTTAGGAAAATTGCTGTTTGGAATACATCTTCTTTCATATTATTCTACAATTTCCGCGTCACTTTCCGGCTCATACTCTTTCTTTTCTTCCATAGGGGCATTCTTCCATTGGTCAATAAAATGTTCAATGACACGTCGTCCATCCGTCACGACCTTTTCCAGTTTCTCGTCCGGTTCCAACAGTTCGTCTGCCATTGCTGCGGCTATATGCTTTGCCTTCATTACCTCTTCCACAAGGTTGCTTTCTATCAGTTCACCCAGACTTTTCTTTGTCAGTAGGTTGAATGTAAGTCCTTCAATGATTTGCTTTCTCTTTGACATAGCGTTCAGCATAGCATTCATTTTGGGTGCGAACTGTTCTGCCTTCATATTCTCGAAGCTTTTGTCGTCAAATCCCTCGAACTTCTCTGCCGCCATGAACGCTACTTCGTATTCTTTAGGTGTCATTATCACGCCAGCCTGTAGACACTCTATGCAGAACAAGATGAACTTTACGTTGTTTCTCAAGTCTTTTTCCATAATCTTTCTTTATATTTAGTCAATACATTCTTCAATTGGTACATCGTTAATTGTCACCATCTCCCAATCTCCATCCATCATCTCATAGATACAATTGATTGTTTTATGGTCTGCAATGATTTCTTCATCAACACCTTTCTTTCTCCAGGTGTTACTTTCTACCATTGCAGACCACTTTGTCCCTTCTTGGAACATCAATTTGTTAGGGAGTTGTTTGTATGTTGATTCTATGAGCTGACTTAATGTCTCTTCTGTCATAGGTCAATCAATACTTCTCAAGATAAGTATCACCTTTACTGTCTTTCCAGACAAAACATATCTCACCTTCTTTATTGATATTCACACTTTCGAATGTAATAGGATATCCATGATTTTCACCATCTTTTACGACATAATGTAAAATCTTATAAGTGGCTTCTTCATCCTTATCATACTTCTGGTAGAGTGAAGTGAATTCATCATAAGTGAACGTCGTTGCTTCATGGTCTTTTTCAGTAGGAAATGATATCATGTAACGTACAAGTTTACCATCTTTCACCTCTGTACTGACTATTGAATCAATCTTAAGCTCATCAATGACATCAATTACGTCAGCACAACGAAGCCTCCAGTCGTCAGGATACTTCTTCTTGCAGCTAAGGAGGTCTAATTCATTACCCTTCAATAGCTCTACGAATTCTTTTTCTCTTTTCATGTTTTTAATTGTTTAATTATAGTTTATGATTGTAAGATGAGTAATACTATAACAAATGTATAACATGGATTAATAATAGGGTTTGACGTATTTCTCATCTCACTGTGTAAAGATACTACTTCTTGTTCATCTTTTGTACCTGTCAAGTACTCTTTCAAGTAATGTTTTGGCACTCTCAATATCCTTCTTGTCTCTTGTAGTCAATTCGTCACTTATAGTAAGTATACTATCAACAATCTTGAGTATTGTAGGGATACTTGATTTGAGCTTCGTCTGACCAGCTCTCGTCGTGTAGCTTATATTAAACTTATCCTTCTCCTTCTTGAGTGCTGACTGTGCTTCTCCATACGTAGCAAAGTAGCCTACATTATAGGTCTTACCATGATGATAGAAAGTCACTCTCCATGGCTTCTTCAAGTTCCCTTTTGTGTAGTATATATTCTTCATAGTCTCAATATATCTCGTCTACTTCAACATCAATTAGAAGTTCTATTCTATACACAAGTCCATTGTCAACTATCTTCTCAAACTTGATACCTGCTGCCTCAAGCTCCTCAGCTATTGCATTCCTGAACATCCATCTTGGTCTTAGGTAGATGTATTCATCATCTTTTTCAAGTGACAGGAGTATCTTGGTGGGAGAGTATTCTTGTTCCCGAATAATCTCCCTTACCATTTTCATTGTGAGCTTCTTTGTCATAACGTATTGATGAACATCTTTATCTTATGCAATTGTCCATACGATAGATTGTCCATATGGTCAATGATATCTTCGTACAGATACTCCCGTTCACTATCTTCATAGAACCTTGTTCCAATCTCGTCACCATCGCCATTCTTTGCATAGAGCACTTCACATTCGTCCATGTAGAACTCTTTGTTACTCTTGTCTATGAATGAAATGAAACCTAATGTCGCTGTCTCGTCACATGTACCAGTACATGTCAATGTTACTACTTCGTCCTCGCTGTACATTAAGAACTTTACTTGGTCTCCTACACTCAATGGTCTAAATACTTCGTTCATAATCTTTTTGTTTTAAATTGTTACACATGTCTCTTCTTTTGATATTGTAAAGATACACCTTATTCTTCGACCACACAACAGGTCGACCATAAAATGTTGTCCAAATTGTGTACTTTTTCTTCGTGTCCTTCCATTCTTATTTATAAAATCATATGATTGTCAATTGGTCGATACACTGGTTAGATATCAATCTCGCTGCACAAAACACTTTATTTTATTCATCTTATCTTATTTCCATAAAAATAGAAAGGCCTTAGCAATCATCACGACTCCTAAGGCCTATAATTACGAGAAAATTTCACTAATTATGAACAACGAAGTTAGTGTGCATTGTTATTCTTCATTTGTCTTAGACGCTGTCTTATCAAGTCTTTCTTGCTTGTTCCTTCTTCCTCTTGAATTATCTCTGCCTCAGTGTATTCGATAGGTTTCATTTCGTTTATGAATTGTTCATTCTTCTTTTCCAAGTCATTCCAATCGTATTGTTTTATGAGGTCTCCAGGTAGCATTATCTTCTCTTGTCCAAGGATATTCTTATTGAATCCGTTGAAGTCTTTGTACCAGGAGCTTGCAAGTTGGTTTATCATTATCTCAGGTCTTATTCCTGACTTGGCACTTACGAGTCCAATGATTATACTGTTTATAGGTATATCACGCATCACTCTGCTTATGTTCTCTCCTCCATGTATTGTTGCGTTTATATCTATTTTTCCGTCAACTGTAAGTTTGAGTTCATTTCCTTTTACTTCTTTTCTTGCTTGCTCCAGGATTGCTCTTATTTCTCGTGATATAATCAATGCTTTCGTCTCTTGACCTCTGTCGATATAGTCTTCGTATTTGAGTTGTAGGTCCGTGAGTATATCATTAAGGATTTCTAATCGTCCCGCTTCTGTTGCTACACGATACTTATCACTCTTTACTACGTATTTATTTTGTCTATTTTCAATTATTGACTTATTTTCATTATAGAATTTTGTCAGTTCCCCTTCTTCTAAATCATATCCTTCTCTCTTCTTGATTGTCTTCTTGACATCCTTTATTGAATACATAGAACCAAATAGGTCAAGAAGCATCGGTGTCAACTTTGCAAGTGCCTTGCTTCTATCATTATAAAGGTCAAATGTATGCATATATTTTGACCGTGCTCTATTGTATTGAGCAAGTAGTGGCACAATGACTTTTGCACGAATTTCAAGTGCATCTTTGATATCTTCTTCTTTTGCACCACGATTTTTCATTACTCCCTTGAGATTCACATATTTAAGGTCAATTGAATGTAACACACCATTGTGACCTTCATATGTGACAAATCTGTCGGGACATTCGTCTAATTTGATACGGATTCTTTCGTATTCCACATAAGCATCTTGCATATGTTTAGAGGCTATCTGGACAAAGTCAGGAGCCTCCTTAATTATATCTTCTCTACTTACCTGTGTCATTTCTTATGTTACTTATTGTAATTATCGGTAAAGATATATAAAACATCCTTTCTATGCTATGGGTTTTGTGATTCAATACCAAACATCATTCATTAATTGTGTCTCTTCAATGATTTCTTCATTGTCTTCTTGAGACATTATGAATTGTTCGAATGTGAGGTCTTCATCTTCTTGTTCTAATAAGTAGTACATGATTTACGAATTTTGTTTATTATAATACTTTTCAATTTCTTTCTTCATTATATCAATCTCCCAAGGATTGATTAGAAGGTCCATTTTCAATACCTTTGCTTGATTCAAATAATCTCTCTTGTTATTGAACTTTATGTTTTGTATTGAATGTACATCAAGCTCCACATAGTAGAGGTTTTCTTTACCAATCACAATTGGTTCGAAATTCACACTGTAACAACTTACATTATGATAGTTCTCGTTCTCATCTTTATAAGTGAGTACGAAGTTACATATGAATCCATCGTTATTATCATTATATGTTTTTGTCACTCTCTTTTGATAGAGATGTGCGAGTAGCTTTTGTATCATCTTCTTTATTATATCAATTTTAATGCTTTTATAATTCCAGCTTCTAATGCTTCCTCGTAGGTGTCCCAATTACCTCCATCATTCGGACCTTCGGGGAAACAATAAAGTACTGTTCCCATATCCGCTTTAGATATATCGTATGTGTAGCCGGAAGCACTATTATATATAGTGATATGCAGCTTCTTGATTTCACGTAGCCACTTTTGGGCAATGGATTGCGGAGGAAATTCTATATCAGTAAACATACCTTTCTCTTTCAGCAGCTTCGCTGTCTCTAATGTCACAAGTTCTTCTGTCATAGCTGTATAAATAACCTAATTGTTAGAACAATAGTCGTAATGATAAAGATTAATGCAAAATGTTTCCATATTTTTGCAGTAGCCTCCAAACCGTGTTTCCGCTTGTCAAACTCGCTTATTGCGTAATTCAAAGCCTCATCTTTCAGTCCTTTAAACTTGTCATTCAAAGCCTCGGTTATATCGTCTGCGATAATATGCTTCACCCTTTCTGACACAGATTCCGGATAACCTCTTTCATCATAATTTATTTCATTTAACAAACTATGATGAAATATATAAGGTATTCCGTTCACTTCGTAGGAAAGTTTGGTACCGCTATCTCTCACGTATTTTAAAAACTTTTCCTCGGCAATCTCGTTTATCCTTTCTTGGTTGGATTCTGCCTTCTTCTTTATCTCGTTAAAATATTCCTTGTCAACAATTACAAAGTTGTTTTCAAGTTTCATTACATGTGCTTCCATTATTCACCCTCCTTTTTAATATATCCATTTTCAATACACCAACACAACATATCGTAAGCCACATCAATAATATTTTCAGACTTTTTCGAGATAAGTTCTGTAGCATCAGATTTATAGTAATATATATCCCAATATCCACAAGACGGTTCAATGCAAATCTTATAAAAATCGGAACTTATAATTATAAGTGTCGGCAGCTTGTCGAGAATGTCCTGCAAGGTATAAGCAGGAAGTGTTTCATACGACATAAACCCGCAAGTTTGAAACTCCTTCTGTAAACTCAAAAACCATTTACCTTTTGATTTATCATCAATACGGCTTCCATGCGACACTCTTGCCCAATATATACTTGCATCGCTCGTATCTAATCCAAGCTCCTGCAAATGCTTCATTTGTTCTATTGATAATACTTGTTTTGTTTTCATAATTCGTAAGATAAAATTACAACCGTTAATGCAATGAAAATGATTGCTACTATCAAGGCGATAGATAGACATCCCTTTTCGTATTCTCCATCTTCCGATGGTGTATTTTCGTTATACCAATCTAATGGATGTTTTAATTTCATTTCTCACTCCTTTCTTTCTCCTTTTTAGCTTTATCACAAGCCGACTTCTTCATTACATACGGACAATCGCAATTCCCGTATCTTTCGTTATACCAACAACAATAGTCACACTGGTGCATCATTTATTCCTCCTTATCTATCTTAATATCCGTTACTTTGCCACGATTGACGAAATACCTACAATCAATAAGCCTGCAAATCCATTCATCACAACGATTCTCTAATTCATCACATTCCTTACGAAGAGAACATATACTACAAGAACTATCATTACTATAATTCACAGCTTCATGCAGTACCCCGTCTATTATTATTCCGTTCTTTATTTCCATAATCAAATACAATATCGAACAATTTTATGTTTCTTACAAAACCTTATCGAATACCTCACTGCCTTCCGTATGTCCTCATACTCCTTTATACTGTACACGTTGTATGTACGGAGTTTTCGCATAATTTCCTCTTCCATGAAAGGAAGTATCTCTTTCTCAAACCTACTCATTTCCTATGTGTTTTACGGTTCTTGTTTCTCTTCCTGCGTTTCGCAATCTGCTTGTTTGTACATCTATCATCTTTTGGACGATATTTTCTCATTTTAGGTGCATCACATGGTTCTAAAGGAGAAATATCAACATATGGATTATAAATATCATAACGAGTATTATCGTTCCAAGAAATTTCGTCCTGCATATTTTACCCCTCTTTCTTTTTAAGACTTATATCAATTGACAACCTATCGGCAATTTCTTCCTTAATTATCTCCCTGCACAAATTCCTTATCATAGAGTAATCACCATGTCTTTGTATCTCGTTGGAAACCATACAACGAACCCACCTCTCTATATCGACATCATTCCCATAGGTGTTTTGAAAGATACGTTTAACTTCCTCTTTCACAATTGGAATCATAATTTCCTTTATATCCTCTTTAGTCAACTTTAATTCGTTGTGGATATAATTCTTTACTTCTCTGTATCTATATTTACTCATAGCATCTAAATCTCTACTTTTGTATAATTACTAAATTTACAATAAAGATATTCACTTGAAAACCATCCTCCTAAATGGCTTTTATCATTGACATATTTACAATAGGTTTCCCATTTGTCCTTATGTACAATTTCATACATTACGTCTTTATATATGAACAAATCCCCTTCTTGTAAATTTGAAATCTTAATTGTTTTCATATTAACCCAATCCTCTTTAATCTTTTTCTAAAATTCTTTTCATTCAAAGCTTGTTCGTAATAGCAATCCGGCTCAATAACTGTTTTAGTTTTCATTATAGGTTTCCCGTTTAATCCAATTGAAACTTCGTTGGTAATAGAAGCTCTCTTTATCTCTTTCGTTTTCAGATTAAACGAAAACAGAGTATGACCTGGAATCTTTCTCTTCTTATCCATCAATTTATATTCATGCTGCTTCTTTTGAATGTATTCTATCTGATTTTTAGACAAATTACTTTTTGTCAAATCCGGAACTATTTCCATATCAATCACCGTTTAAAACACACAACAACTCTCTTGCTTTCCTATAGGTATCAAACCCCTTTACATTCACCCATTCAGACGAAAGACGTTTGTCTTTTCTGACTTGTACGCAATACACGACTATCGGAATACAGCCGCTATACCCTATTTCTTTCACAATCCTATATCTTTCCATGTCAAATACAATTTCTCATAAAAGTTCCCCTATCAAGCATACCGTTTTCTGATTCTTCTACCAAGTCAAAGAATGTATTAGCATAACAAACATGCTCGTCTATCATTATACATATTCCATCACCGGGATAATATTCACACGAAACATTATTGTCCCAATCTATATGTTTTTGTGCTTCTTTGGCTACACAGTCACAAGCAATCATATACTTTATGTATTTATTAGATGCTTTTCTTATTTTGTCAAATATATTTCCTTTCATTTCTTTGTCTCCTTCTTTATCTACTACTCAATATATAAAACAATCCCTCTCTGCATCATATATCCCAATCCTTTAGCGCCATTTCCAGACATTGGCTTATACTTAACTTTGGGTCTTCCTTCAAATATTCAAGTGCCATTACGGCCACTTCCGCATCCAATCCGTACTCATGTGCCTTTATCATGCACTGGAACCAGTAGGTTCTCTCTTCTGTATAGGTCATTCTTTTTTGGTTGTTTGGTTTAATTCTTTTACTATATTCATAAATCACTTATTTAAAACGTTTAATAACTTCTCGCGATGAGCTTCTTCTTGAGGCGTACCTGCAAAATTATAAAAATTAAACAGTGCTATCTTTTGGTCATCTGTTATCTTCTCATCATCATAAGAATAATAAATCTCTCCTACCAAAGAATTACGAGCTTGAATTTGATACTGAACATCATTTCCTAAATCTTTATAAAATACTTCTTCTCCGTCTACAATAATTGGAAATTCATTATTTAAGAAACGCTTGATTGTTAAAATACGCTGCTTACCATCAATAACCTCAAACTTCCGATGCTCATGCAAAATAACTATTACAGGAGGAATAGAACGTCCTAAAATCATTGACCAAATTAGTTCTTGCTGTTGAAGCAAAGTCCAAACATAAGGACGTTGCAAATTAAAACCATATTTAGGAAGAAATATGTCAAAATCCCAATCATGGGAATATTTATTCTTAACAAATTCATTCTCAAGGTACATAGCTACTGTTGTATTACCAGAAGAACATCTCAAAGCTCCAATTCCTTGAAAACCGCCTAATTTCTGAAGTTCTTTTAATGTCTTCATAATCTAATTCTATTAAATTGATTAAATATTTTGTTTATCTTTATATTTTTTCTACCAATTCCAGATTTTGAGGAATGAAGGCGCGCTGTTCACCGTCTATCTCAAGATGATAATACTTCGTACTTCCAGTTCCACATATACTTGCTATTTTACTCACTTTACCTACCAACATCAAATTTGAACAATGTAGGATTTTCACTCTATCTCCTACTCCAAAGTTTTGATTCTTTGATTTTGCCATCGTTTATAATTGTTTAAAAGGAAAACTGTTCAAGTTTGCAGTAAATTAACAAATAAGTTGGATTGAACAAAATAAACAACTTGAAACAGTTTTCCTTATTTGATAAAAATACAATTTTATTATCAATTAAATGATTTGAAGTTACTCGATTCCTTTTAAAAAAGAGACATCTTCAAGCTGCTCACTCATCCGCATTATTCGAAGAATCTTCTCCCATTTTTCAGGAGTCATTTCTGTATCATCTGATTCTGCATCTTCACTAAAAATATCGTATTTATTCAGAAATGCTTCGTATAAATCGTTCATCATCGACTTAACCTCTTTCTTCCATTGTTTAAAATAGAATTCATACATTTCTTTAGTTTCAATATATTCAGCATCAGTGAGTTCAATAGAAACAACAGTTTTATATTTATTAGAACGATACTCGATAGAACCTACATTTAAAACTTTATGTAAACATTGAAATAGAAGTTTCCGAGCGTATTCATTATAATATGGCAATTTGAAATATTTCTTTTCTTTCTTTTCATTAAATAGAGTTTCGATATCCAATCCATTAGCCAAACATAATGCATCTAAAGCTCTTTTAGCTGCTAATGCTTCACCCATCTCACCTCTTTCTACAAGAGCTTGAAGTTTCTTAGCTTTTTCGATTATCTTTCTATCCATAATATTTCTTTTTTTGAATGCTTAAAGATACACCTTTGGACCACGCGGTCCAACAATTTTCAATTAAATTTTAATGACTTGGACATATTTTAATTCACCTGTATATCCTCTGCCACGTAACTCTTCTATGAGTTGTCTTGGAGTAAATTTTGCCAAATCAGGATTTACAAAAACTTTATGAATACCTGATTGTGATTCTTTTTTAATTTGATTTCGTAATTTATCATGTTCACTTTTACACTTCTTACATGTACCAACATGTCCATCTTTACAATTATCATTCATATGAAATTGGTCTAATGGTAATTCTTGACCACACTTCTTACACACTTTAGTCTTTACTTCGTTTTCCATAATTATTACAATATTAATGTTTTGATGACTCTACCTGAATTTGCTAAGTGACTTTCAATCTCATTTAAATTCAATTGAAAACCTGATGTGAGACTATTAACAGTCAATACTATGAGATTAGAATTAGGGATTATCTCATAAACTCCTTTCATGAATTTACCGTATTCCCACAATAATGTATCGAGATTGTCTATCACATCTGTCCTAAGACACTCGATAATAAATGTACTGATTTTTGATTTCATATTTTCTCGTTTTTAATTATTATTCTTTTGGATGTCTAAAGATACTACTTTTCTATGAGATACCAAAAGTTTATGTCCAAATTGTGTATCAAATTAATATATATTAAGAAAGGACCTTGTTTCACAACAAAGCCCCTTCAAAACTCTAATATACAAACATGGCTAACACGTAATAAACTCTTCAATCTTAGTTTCTTTAATATCAACAACACGTGTCTCGCTGAAAAAATCTTGATTTAGAATCTTACTCATCATTTCACTTGCTTTCGTAGAACTTTCAGATTGTATGAGATATTGTATCTTATTTTCTTTCACTTTACCTCTCATATCAGTCTCGAACCATAATCCTTTACATAAGAACCATAATCCTTTTCCTGAATGAATACCAGAAATATTCATTTCTTTGATAGGACTAATATCAAACTCAACATCGATATTCTCATTGCCCCACTTAGTAGCAATTGCTTCTGCATCAGTATAATTAATTGCTGAACAAGCAATCACATTCTGACACTTTTTCATTCTCCTACTTGCAGAATTTTCATCTTCTGCCCAATAAGAAATTGTTATTTCAAAGTACTTGTGCAACATCTTCTTAGATAATCAACATTCTTTTTGATTAATTCGATATCTTCTTCTTTCACCTCTTTCTCAAAGTAATCTGGAGGTGTAGGTATTCTTTTGAATACACCTTCCTTCTCAATTTCCACACCATGCAGTGCTGATAAGATAGGATAACAACTATCAGTTGACCTTATTGCATGATGATTAGTATTATAACACCTAAATTCTATTGGATTTCCTTGTCCTAAGAAATGTAATGGTTTACGTAGCAGGTCTTGTTCCTCGAGTTTTGTAACCAACAAGGTTCTTGCTTCTGCAATGTCCGGATTTTTCATAATGTGAGGAATTGCCTTCTTGCTCATACCAATACAAGAAACAAAGTCGTTATTCAAGAAGTACCTGTAACACTCCATCCAATCCTCATAAGTGTCGCCTTGTGGACATGCAAGTATACTGGTCCTTTTGTAGAGGAAACCTTTTCTTCTTGCATCCTTCATCCATTCGAGGAATTGATTGAAGTTGTTCAACGTCTCTTCTTTGTTATAGAGTACATCAAGAGGTATCACTTCATTAGGTTGGATTTCAAGTGTCAATTTGAACAATTCTTTATTGGTCAATACTTCACCTTCATCTCCCACACCTGAGTCAAGTATAGTGAAACGACCTTGTTTAACGGCATTCTTCGTATATTCACGATACTTTTCGTCTCTTTTGTAAAGTTGTCCAAGTATATAGAAGTTCTTATCTCCTAATTCACTCAATTCCAAATGATTCGTAGGAGGGGTAACGAATATTTTCATAACTTTTTAATTAAATTTAATTTCTACTTTATCTTTTAATTCTGGTGCTGTTACAAGATGAATAATAAAGTCTTTAAGACCTATTTCAGCATCACCTTTTTCAATATCCTCAAAAGAATAATTCGTATTCTTAATTTCCTTTGATACTTTCTCAAAACGTTTTCTTCTTGTTTCCTCTTTCACAGATAATACAGTAACTGTAAAATCAACTTTAGAAGAATTTTGAACTAACGTCTCTATAATCTTATCGAATAGACTTTTTTGTCTACAACCTACAATATATATCTTGTCAATAGATTTCAAGTTCCATTCAAATAAAATCTTTGAACATATTCTTTCACAAAGTACCTCACTGAGACCTGAGTCGAATGTCCTCATTTTAGAATAGGTCAATTTACGGACTATATCACCGACTTCAACAACACCATCATTCTTTTGCTTCACTTTATTCACATATGTGGTCTTACCTGAGAAAGCTTCACCTACTACAAACTCAATCTTAGGGAGTTCTACTATTAGCTTTTTAAATGCTTCATTGAAGTTTTTAGGTTTTTCTTCAGTAGAGTCATCTTTCACTTCCACTTTCTCAACTATAGCATAATTTTCACCATCTTCACTGACCTCGACTGAGTCAAAATCAAATTGCTTCAAGATATTTTTTGCAATCATTTCACATGACATGGAGCCAAAATCATAACATTCGCAACCTGATTCAAACACTGGGAATTTTCGGTTTATATATTGTTTTACTTTTCTCCTTAGCAATATAAACTCTTCATCACGATTATCGTGATTAACCCGTTTTTTACAATTGAATTTAAAGATATGTCTGTGAGATTGTTCTAAGAACTTCACTAACTCACCATGATTTTTTGATGCATCAGGATAATTATGAAATCCTTCTACTTCAAAACGAATTCCAATAGATGTTTGTAATTTGTTCATAATCTAATAAGTTATTTTAAAACGTCTTTTAATTGTTTCTTTATCTGCAATACCATAAACTAAACAGTAATCTTTCTTTTTCTTCTGACAAAATTGAACTGGACCTCTATAGATGCATTTACCGTCAAGAAAAAGTCTCATAATCTTTTCACCATTGATATTCTTGTTTCTTGAAGCTTGTTTTATCACTTCAGGAGAAACCTTATCAACCCAACCATTTTTATGGTGAATGAATGATTTCAATTGTTCGTCCATACCCTTGTTTTCTTATTTAAAGATAAGGCTAATTTGTGCGTTCACCAGCGTTTTAGTACACAAATTAGCCTTAATGGATTTATCTCAATTCACATGAACCACCTGCACAAGCAGTCGCTACATTCTCACCTACATTCTTATATTCTTGTTCCCATTCAACATTCTCCCAGTCAATTGGTTTTTGATTTTTAATCTTCTGCCATTGATGGAATATATTCACATGTTTCAAGCAACGAGAGCATTTTTCATCATTACCTTCAAAATAGTTCTTAGAGAACTTCTTGAACCTACGTACCCAATCATTCCTCATCTCAATCTTGTGTTGCAAATAAGAAGCAATTGCATTGACATCGCTAATACACAGTCCATCTATAGTCACAAGAAGTTTGCCATCTTTGATATGTTTTTTGATGAACGAAAGTAGATAATCGTCAGTATAGACCAATAAGTCATTAGCCTTGCCAGTCGCTGCATTACAAGCTGTCCATATATCACCAAAAACTTGCAATCCATCTACAATAAGACCTGAAGAAAGGATTGCACCTTGTCCATATGTATCAGCAAGTTCCTTTTCATCAAGATAAGAAGTGTAGGGAGCTTGCGGATAATCAAGGTCGCCAGTTTCAGGCAGGAAACTCAATCCACAGAACCCATCTTTATGCTCCCATATCCAATCTGCAATTTCACTCCATTCATCTTCTTTGACTGAAACTGTACAACTTACATTATGATGATATTTAGGTTTAGCTATTGAAGATGGATGCTCTGTATTAGTACCTTCCATAATCCAACCTTTCTCAGTGGTATAGATTCTATAAAGGAAATCAAGAGTACTGAAATCTGTACGAACCATTGTTTCATCATCAAGTTCGATAGGGAAAGACAATACAGTTTCACCTTTCTTATTCCAGAATGAAGGATTCGCAATATCTGGATTTAATTTGATAACTTCTTTCAATGCTTGTTCGTTGTTATTCGCCTGAATATTACGAATATACTTACGGAAATGATAAGCGTGAATACCAGAGCCACATCCAAGCAATTGTGACGCGTTTCCTGAAGGTTTAATTACAGTCGTCCTTGCTGCAGTATTAATTCCAATGATTGCAGCGACTTCTTTATTCATTTCTTTTATGATTCTGGCACCTTTTCTTTGTATTCTTTCATTAAAGAGAATATTAGGATTATCTGCCATGCCAGTGATACCAACACCAAGTAACGCATCACGCTTCATTATCTTACGTGTAGCTTCTGAAAGTAACGGTAGATTTTCAGTATAAGCTGCTTGAAATGTACCTAATATAGCTGCTGCACGACATGCTTTATAGAAGTCTTCTTCAGATTTGACTTTCTTTCCATTGATTTCCGTAAGGTTGCAAAAAGACCATCCATATTCAACAGTACCATCTTCATTTTTATATTGGGGATAAAGAGCTGCTTCGCAATTATGAACAAATATACCTTCGCTAAACATATAATCATCTTGACCTTTTGTTATTATAGCAAAATTATGTTCATTCACTTCAACTTCAATATCGTATACATCTTCCGTTATATTAAGTCTCTTTATTTCTGAAACGTAAACATCTTCGCAATATGAAGAGTAATTCTTTTTAGATTTTTCAATAATTACACGTTCATCTTTTATTTCTTGATATTCTAATTCACCTTTAACATATTTTTTAAACAAAGAAAAATCTTTATTAAATCTATTTTTAGAAAATCCTAAAGGAAATCTTTCATCTACTTTATTGCAAAGTTTATATGAAATTTTACCATAAAGTTCTAAAGTTTTCCTACCTACTTCAATCAATTCAAGATTAGATAATCCTTTATATCTACCATTACCACTTAAAGTACTTTTAATAGAACAATTATGAGTCATTCTATCTAATTCTTCTTGAGAATAAGAATAAATGTTTTTAGGATTACCTTTACCTTTTCTACGTTCAGATGTTTTTTCTAAATGTTTTTCTCTTGTCAATAATTCAAGATTGTCTATAAAATCACCTTTATCATCTTCAATATGGTCTATTTCAAATCCTTTAGGTTTCGGTCCATTATAAAACTCCCAAAGCATTCGATATTGTCTTGCATAACCATTCGATAGATTATTGATTGTTCTATATTTAACAGATTTTACACTATAAAATTTTGATAATGTTTTATTCAATGATTGTTCTGCTAAAACATAATCTCCGTCTTTTAATCTTAAAAAATGGTCTTTTGTGCATCTAAAAGAAGAGCCGTTAGATAAAACGATTTCAATTAATTCTTTCTTACCTGTCCAAAAAGCTTTAGCATTGGTAATTTTAACAGAATTTTTATCAGTCTTATAATAAACAGGAAACTCTTTACCAATTTCTGATAATTCTTTAATAGAAACAGCATTTCTACCGTCAGCAACTGCAATTAATGTATCTCCAGCAAAGCAACATGGATTTACCACCATTTCAGTGTCAGGCATGAACAATAATCCTGGTTCTCCATATTGTTTGATATATTCAAATATCTTGTCATACTTTTCTTTAGGAGTGTCTTCGTAGATTGCTACAGAATTATTACATCTACACAATTCCGGATGGGATAAGAACCAATCTCCAGTCTTACACTGTAACATTTCTTCATCATCAATATCAAAGATAGAAATCATTGCACTTCTTCTTATACCACCACTTATTACAGCATCAGCAATGATACATGACATGAGATGAAGTTCGAATGGTCTCAATTTCCTACCTTTTGCTTTACTTAGAATCTTACGTAATTTATCATGGCAAACTTTCAATGGTTCTGGCCCAGGTGCTTTGAATCCACCACTTACAAAAGCACCTTCTGGTCTAATGTGTGAATAGTCAAATTCGATATCACTCAATCCTTTATAATATGATTCAATCAATAGACCAGTAGACAAAGCCCAACCTTCAATCGAATCTTCTATGACTGTACTAACTTTCGAACTATCAATTCCTTTAACAATAGGTAATTGTCTGGTATGTACTTTTTGAACTGACATTCCAGTACCACATCCAGACAACAAAAGTTCCATCAATTCTTGGAAAAACTCAATTCTATTACAGTAACTTCCAGAACAATTGAAGGACCTGAAGTTGTTCTTCAACAATTGAGGACCACCATATTGAAGAGACCTTTGAGAACCAAGGACTTCTTGATTGTAATATGCTGACCAAGCCTCTTGAAATACTTTATTGAAAGCATCTTTATTTTCATCTTTGATTTTTCCATTGAAAAACTCATAATGCATTTCCATAACTCGACTGACAGATTCCGGCCATGTCTCTTTCTTACCATCAGGCTTTACTCTCGAATACTTACTGTAGAATATATAGTCTGAGATTATATCTCGACTATCTATACGTTCATTACTCATTTTTTATTCATTTGATTTTTCACGAATTTCTTCTGCATCTGCAGGTAGAAGTATACAAACAGGGATAGAAGGGACTTGAAACATCAATGGTATATTGTCCGTTGATGCATCTTTATCCTTTGATTGTATCTTGCCGATTATTTCGTTAAAAATACTTCTTTCTATATAAAGATATAGAGGTTTGGGTTTATACTTTTCATCTTTTTGTAATTGTATCTTTTCGATTGCAAGATGTGTCTGTAATATTTCTTCATCTGGAAGATACGGTACAAGTTCTTTTATCTTATTTGCACAAATCGCAGAAAAAGATTTTCCAGGTTTTATGACCTGAATGTATAATTTGATTTTCTTCATGATTATAAAATTTTATAGATTCCTTTATCAATTCTTTCCAACTTACCTTCTTTAATTAGAGATTGAAACCAATGGTCAACTCCTGCTCTAATAGTGCCAGGTTGAAACTTGTTCATATTATTGATTTTTCTAACTAATTCGTTTCTCTTGATAATACCAGATTCCTCATTCTTCATCAATTTATTAGCAGCATCTACTACTGTATAAATGTTGTCTAATCTATCTTCTCTCATATTGAACAATAAACTAATTCTTTCCGTGCTCTTGTAATAGCAACGAACTTTAAACAATATTCACTATAAATCGCTTCTTCAGTTATAGCATGTGTACTTGGAATAAGACCCTGGTTCAAGAAGAACACTCTATCAGCCTCAAGTCCTTTTGACTTATGGATAGTACTTAATACAATACCTTCAGTTTCGTCTGTATAAATTCGTTTGATATTGTTTTCAAGACTTTCCATATTATTCCATACGCAATATAATCTTTGTAGGATTAAACACTTTTCAACGAGGTTCAAATATGAAGGATTATTAATTGCTGCAGAATAAGATAAACCTTTTTCTTTCAGACTTTCAATTTTTTCTTCTTTAAGCCTTTCAAGGTCGTCAATATAGTTTATCTTATCAGTCAAAGCACATAATGCGTTACCAAAGTCTCTCCCTTTAATCGTAGCCTTCTTACCTTCTTTAAGAAGTCCAATAAACACTTCAATTAGAGGGAGATTATTCCTGCATAATACAAAGTCACCTACTTGAGCCTCTTGATATTCACCATTTCTTACGATACCATCAATTGCATTAGGTGCAGCTTCGATTCCTAACGAGAATACCTTCTTAGCCTCCTCAACAATTTTCTTAGCACAACGATATGTTACATCTAACGGCAATACTGCTGTATTCGGCAGATTTTGCAAAAGTCTAAAGTTCGATACGCTGGACCCAGAAAATTGGTAAATACACTGTTTTTCGTCGCCCACAGAAATTAATCTACCAAATTTTGGCTTGATAAATTGCTGAGTCAATTCTCTTTGCAATACATTCTGGTCTTGGACTTCATCTAAAAATACGACGTCGTATTTAGGAAAATCTTTGTCATCAAGCAATGTATATGGTAACCACAACATATCAGTGAAATCCATCTGGAATTCTTTATTACCATTGATTTTTAACGCACTCTTACTCCATTCGTATTCAATCTTTTGAATATCTTCAATCATCCTGTCACGAAATTCAATATCTTTCTCAATACATAACAAAGGAATATCTCTTTCGTAGTCAACCAATAAGTTCATTCTAATTGTGTTCCATATATCCTGAAGTTCAAATAGATATCTCATCTGTTGTTTCTGAGGTATATCTTTAACATCTAATATTTTCCTTGCTAATTGAAAACATTTATTCTCGTTCAATTTCATCTTAAATGAGAAATTGTAGAATAATACTTTCAATCCTTTTGCATGAAAAGTATTGACTTCAATCCTTTCAGGAACTTTCAATTTGAGTTCTTCAGCGATACTCTTATTGAATGCCATAAACAAGACTTTCTTTCCTGGAGATGTCCTTTTGCAGCATTCAATAATAGTATGTGACTTCCCTGAACCGGCTGTGGCACTTATAGCAATATTCTTTCTTGTCTGTTCGTATGTATCGAAAATGGCTAACTGTCTGTCACTCCATTTCATTTTGTAAAGTAGGTTAACTGGTTAATATAATCAACTAATGATTTATAGTCCTTTTCGCGTTTCATGTCCATTTTCTTCTTAATTACGCTCAGAACGTCACCGAATTCTGTATTATTGTAGAAAACAGTCCTGTTGTAGTCTATTTTGTTTACTACCCATATGTCTACATCCACATCTTCTATTTTTATACGATATAGAGGGCTTGTTTCCGGATATTCGGAAAGGGTGTCGCTTTTCATGTCCTTGTTTATCCTTGCCATCGTACTTAGAGCACGCAGAGAATCGTCACTTATCCCCTCTATCTCTATATCCAGGTCGTGCGGTTCAACACAAAATCCGTGTACATACATTGCCATGCTTCCACCAACAACCATACGTTTACACTGCAAACTGTTCCTTAATACGTTAAAAACTTTAAACAATTTATTAACTTTCTCTTCTTTAGTAAAAACAAAATCCTCATTCATAATTCTTCAATTTTATCAAGTTCGTAATATTCAAAATTCTTATAATCAGCTAAAGCATCAGCAACTGCATTTCCATATACAATAGGGTCAGATAAGTTAGTTCCATGTCCTCTTGTCCATTTTAATCTTACTCTCATCTTCTTACTTTTATAAATTATATCCGCCACTTTTTTCCATAAATCGACATTAGCACAACCTTCCCAATTGTTTTGAATATAGGTGAATAATTTCTTAGTACCATTCACAACATATTCACTATCACTCCATATAGTCACATTTGATGGTTCAGATTTGTTTACAGCTTCTAATGCAGAAAGAAAAGCCCTTAATTCACATCTACTTATAGTGGTGTTACTATATCCTTTTGATATGAAATATTCCTTACCGTCACATTGGATATAAACACCAATGCCACCTTTACGAATTTTCCAGTAGCAACTACCATCTGTGAAGATGATTATATTCCTTCTTTCCATACTTAAAGATACCAACTTTTTATCTGTTATTGACCAATAGATGCTTTATATTTCTTCAATAAAGCTATATCAAGAGACACGTTTTCACTCGAAGATACATTCTCAATACCTTTGTTCACAGCATTGGTTATAATCGTCTTCTCATCCAAGATTTCCTTTATCCTTACATCGATAGTATCTTGTGACATTATGTAATACACATTGGTACTATTCTTTTGTCCCATTCTATCTAACCGCGCTATTGCTTGCTCAAGATGAGAAGGTCCATTAGGATATTCAATGAATATCATGTTGCTACATACTTGCTGGAGTCCATCTACTCCAGTTGATAATGTAGCAATGTTTGCAAATAAAAATTGTTTATTCTTCTTCCATCTCTCGACTCTCGCCATCTTTTCTTCTGTAGATGTCTGGCCAATAATAAGTTCACTATCCTTTTTAAATTCTTTATGTAATTGTTCCAATGGTTCTGTGAGTGTTCCAAAAATCAATACTTTCAACTCTTCATCAGCCTCTTTCCAATCTTTCAAGAATTGGATTATGAACTTTAACTTGCCTTTTAAGGACAATTTCTTCAAATTAGCAATTCTCACAAGATGTTCTGCTCTTTTAGCTCTTTCTGCTGCCTCAATATCGAACTCTTCAAGATAGGCGATAAGGTCATCTTCTGCCTTTTTATATTCTTTTGTATTGGTGATTGGACTATCTATCACTTGTTCTATCACTTCAGGAAGTTCAGTCAATACTTCATTCTTATTCTTCCTGAAATAGCAATAATGATTTATTATCTCATACAATTCAGAAGTATATGATGCACCAGTAGAATCAAGTCCAAACCTCGTCATCCTTGCATTACAATATCTATAGAGGAAATACTTCAAGTCAGGGAATATATCGAATCTACCTATTATTTTCAGGATATTGATTATTTCTTGAGGACGGTTCATTATAACAGTACCACTTAAAGCATATACCTTATTGGCTTTTTCAACTATTTTCATCACCGCTTTCGAACGTAATGATTTAGGATTTTTGCACAAATGTACTTCATCTAATATCACAGCTCCCCATTTCTTCGAAAGAGACCTTGTATATCTCAATTGTATATCGTTCTTAGACTTTCCTCTTTTGTAGAGGTAATCATAATTTATCACAGTCACGTCAGCTTTCCAGTCTGTATTTTCACTATCCTTAGAATCTATGATATGTACACTTCTTTTAGGGTTCCATCTGTTCCATTCTTTCAACCAACTTGACTTGACTGTAGATGGACATATAATAAGACACGGGAATAAATCGAGAGTTTCGATACATAAAAGGCTCTGAGCTGACTTCCCGAGTCCCATCTGGCAACCATTGATACAATTACCGTGATTTATCATATATGTTATACCTTCTATTTGATATGGTCTTGGTGTCATTGGAAAATTCAAATATTCAACCATCTCTTTAAGAAGCTCCTCGTCAATCATCTTATGGATAGGTTTAAGTTCTATGTCACGAGGTTGAATCACCTTTTTATTCACAAATCCATTATCTTCAAGAAATCCCTTGAACTTCGAAGAATTCTCTAAATTCAACTGTGTATACCATTCTTTAGTTGCTGGATTATAATGACATTTGAACTTTTTCATTTCAGCAACTAAATATGGACGATATTCGAAACCTATCCACAACCAATCTTTATCTCTATAATAATATCTCATTTTCTTTAAACTAAAATAGAGGAACTGTGTTTCACAACAAAATTCCTCTTAATCGATTTATATTAACTAAAAGCACTCAAAACTCAACTTAAAAACTTTTCTTTAAATTCTTGCATCGTAAAAATAGGTACTCCTAATGATTCAGCCTTTTGTTCTTTAGTCGAACCACTACCTCTTTCTTTTACGACTAAACAAGTAGTCTTCTTACTAACTGAAGAACCAATCTTATGACCTTGCTCTTTCAATTTATTCTCCCAATCTTTATTCCTGAAACCGGTAAATACAACCGTCATTTGTCCTTCAAAAGATTTTTCCTCAAGACCGTAATAAGTTATAGGAATATGTGCAGAGTCATCGTCATTCACCCACCAATCTTCAATACCTAAAACAAATGCTAAAGCTGTATTAAATCCGACACCTTCAACTTTGTCTTCAATGTCAGCCGCCCAACTTTCATCACATTCTTTTGCAAAATCAGCTACATCTTTACAAGTATATAACTTTAATCCGTCAAGAATTTTTTGACATGTCTTTTCGGCTATTACACCTCCAAATTTATTATAAGCTGTCAATAATTTTGCAAAATTGGTGCCTTTCTTTTTCAATTCTTCAAACTGTCTTGAAAGTACTTTTGCTGCTACATTTCCTATACCTTCAATTTTTTTTAAGTCTTCTTCTGACAATAAGAGAATACTGTCCGGTGTTTTGTACCCGGCATTGAATAGTTTCTTTATTGTTGGCTCCCTGAATTCTTTGAAATCTAATACTGAAAAGAAATAGACACATCTTGCCAGCATTATACCACTACATTCTTTATTGCAACAAATCAAATCGACATTATTATTATCCCAATCGACCTTTTTACCACAAACAGGACAGATAGAAGGTAATATTTGATTAAAATCACCTGAAGACTTAACTGTCTTTAAATGTTTAGGTATCACATCTCCAGAGCGTGCAATCACTACTCTTGCCCCTTTATCAATAAGATTTTCTCTGACATATCTTGCATTATAAGCTGTACAACGAGAAACTGTAGCTCCACACAACTCTATTGGTTCAATATTAACTACAGGAGCAAGACGTCCATCTTTAGAAATCTGCCAATCGACACTTTTTACAACCGTTTCTTCTCTCTCTGACCAATCAGGATTCTTATATGCAATTGCATATTTAGGATTATTATTTGCAAGTCGACCAAGTTCATTTCTCTTTGAAGCATCATTAATATCAATTACAAGTCCATCGCATTTGAATCCACTGGTCAGATTCTCAAAAAGATTGTTCATCAAAGTTGTAAACGAATCTTCATTCTGCATAAGACTACCTACTGAAACAGTTGCATAAAAAGTCTTTATCCATTTATTGTTCTCGTTAAGAAAATCGAGTTGTTTTTCTTTATCCCAATCAAACCTATCGCAGCCATATCTAACGTAAGCGATTAATCCTACATTATCAGAAACTATAGGTGAATTCATAAGTCCAGCTACAGCATTTCTCGCTGACTTATATTGAGTTGTCTCTTTCAATTTCAAAAAATTGATTGTAGGAAAGATTGCTTCACCAAAAGAATAAGTCACTTTATCGTAAGACCTCCATTCGGAATTTATAAGTTTTTCAAACTTATCCTTACAATTTTGACCATATTCACCATCACCTCTTGTCCAAGCATCTCCAACAATCTCATTTACACATAACGATATTCCATCGTATTTAGGTGTTATAACAAGTTTATCGTAATATTCAAGATTACAAGAATCAATCCATTTCAGAATTTCATCATAAGTTTTAACCTTCTCTAAACTATACATAGGAATAGGGAGTCTCTCTTTCCTATCATTCACTTCATCTTGAATACCTTTCTTGAACCAATCAGCATCAGGATTGATATTATGTAGCAATTCTACCAATTCATCAAATTCTGTATCAGTAACTTTTGGTTCACCTAAACGATACAATGTATTGTAATCACGTATCTGTTTTTCTAATATCTTAGGGTCTAAATTCGATTTTACCATAATCTTATAATTTTGAAAGTTCTGCTTCACTAACTGTTAATCTTTCGCTTGCCATAATTAAAATACGTTTTCTTTGTTACTAATCATCCACATATAATCGTCGTGTCCGAATTTAAAATCTTTCTTTGGTCGACCTTGAATTCTATCTTCAAGAGTTACTGGATTCGCAGTAGATGCTTGAAATGTAAGATGAACTGCAAAATCAGTAATCTCTTGTGCCCCACGAACTTCATTGAAATAAACATCTCGAGTTTTTGGTGAAAAACTCTCAACAATATACGCTCTTATTTCACCAAGAAATGAAACCACTAAAATTTGCTTTTGTGTATTATACACAATTGCCCACAAATTGTCATAAAAAGTATTATTTATTTCCATATCTATTTTATTTGCCTAAAGATACCAACTTTTTATCTATGTTGCAACACTACACCTCTTTAAAGAATGATTTTGTGACTTGATTTCTCTTCTGTCGGATAGTCTCATCAATAGTGTTCTTGATACCATCTTTATATCTCTTTTTCAAGACTGAAGCCTTTTCTTCATTACTCTTGGAATTGAATGATGAGTAATTGATATTGATATCTCCTTCCTGCTCAGGAATGACTTCACGATAATCATATTCTTCACCACACTCAGGACAAGATGGCACTTCGATAGGTACAAGTTTCATCTCTTTATTATATCCCATTCTATATGAAGCAGCTAACACTTCTTTACCAAACTGCTTACAATCTTTGTTTTTACATTTCCAATATATAGCCATAATTAATAATTATTTCTTCTACCATATTCTGCCATTAGTAACGAATCTGCAAAATTATCATCTTCGTTCTTACACTTCTCAGTTCTTCGTAAATCTACTGTAGGAAAGATTCTGTGACAAGCCATAAAACTCATTGTCTTCTTGTTATCGTTCTTAGGAATACCTTGATGCATCTGTTTCTGCCAAGTCTTTGGTGCTATCTTCGTATACGATATTCCTAATGAAGAAATGACGCCTTCTATCAAACCTACAATCCAACCGAAATGGAAATTTGATTTTGCTGAGCTGCCAAAAATTGAATGAACATCTTCAAGAATGATGTGACAATTATCTTCGTAGATACTCAAATCAAAAAGATTATTCACTATTTCATTGACGTCTACAACTTTATTATTCTTCAACAATGGAAATGCAGAAACAAATTTCCCATCTTGGTCTATTATTGATACAAAACCAAATTTTCCAGGGTCGATTCCTATATAATATTTCATTTTTACACCTCCAATCTACTTATACCATTCTCTTTAATAACTTTCAATTGACGAATCTCTTCATTTAATTTAGGTACATGAGTAACAACAAGAATAGGTTGTTTGAGAAACGAAATTGACGAAATGATATTTTCAATACCTAACGAATCAGCACTTTCTAATACTTCGTCGATAAATAAAAAGTTCATACCTCCATATTGTTTGGTAGTATTTATCATCGTTTGTAATGCCAATATCAAAGCTATTTCACAACGAGCTTGTTCACCACCTGAATAATAGAAGAATGATTCCATTTCATTTCTGAATACATAAGGAGTGATTTCATCTTTCACCTTGCCATTCGCTCCTTTCTTGAATCCTTCTATCATTATTCTTAAGTCACTACCCATCCTCTTCAATATATCATTAGCTGAAAATTGAATATTCTTCAATTGTTCAAGTGCAAGATACATTTTGAAGTCCTTGAATCGAGTCGTCCATTGTTGAACTTTAAATATCCTATCGTTCACCTGAAGTATCTCTTTATCTTTACTTTCAATTTCGTTTTCAAGATTCCTGATATTTTCTTCCAGATGTGATGTATCCTTTTTCTTCAATGGGGTTGTCTTGAGTTCGTCTATCAATTTCAACTTATGGACTTTCAATTGTTCATTGTCTGCAATCTGTTCCTTAAGTTTATTGATATTACTTTCAATTTTCACAATACTCTCATCAATTTCGTAATATTGCGACGAAAGTGTCTTAAGTTTATTCCGAATACTTATCTGCTGGTCAATAATTTTTTTTTCTTCAGCTTGAGTCTCTTTCTTTAGAGAGAGATATTCGTCAATTATTGAATCGAGTTCTTCAATTGATTTATCAATAAGACCTTTCTTTTGAGTTTCTTCTTTCAATGCACTTTCAGAAAGTTTCTTCTCAGTTTTCAAATCATCTACACTTTCATCATTCTTTAGAAGAAACTCATGATGACAATTAGGACAAGTTATAACACCTGCAAGTTTCATCTCTATCGAATCAATAGTCTTTTTGATTGACCTGACTCTTTGAGTAGATTTATTAAGTTTACTCTCTTCATCTTCTTTCTGTTTTTTATAGAGAGAAAGGTCTTCATCGATTTCTTTGTAAGTATCTTGAAATGAATTATCCTCAAGTTCCTCCAATTCTTTTTCGACAGATTTCCTCAACTTAGCAATATCTTCTTTTTGTCGCTCCTTTGCAATCTTAGACTTTTCGAAATTCGATATAGAATTCTGTTTCTCTTTAATATTGTCATCGTAAACGTTGATAATATAAGTCAATCCAGAGATTTCATCATTTCTTTTCTTTTCCAAATCCTCTTCAAGAATGAAATTAAGTTGCTCCTCGTAAGCTGAAAGTTTTCCTTCAAATGAAGACTTTTCATTCTCATAACCTCGTTTAACCTCGTTTAATTCATCTAATCTTTCAGTAATAATATCCTTTGTTTTATCAATACTCGCAAAGTTAATAAAACGACTTATAAGAGCTAATTTCTCTGTATTTGAAGAATTGAAGAATGATTTATAGTTTCCTTTACTTACAATATAATAAGACTTAGCATCTTCTGCAGATATTTCAATCCAATTAGCAATAAACTTATTACCATCATTGACAGTCGCACATGTCACTGGAGTTAACTTACTCTCATCTTCATCAATCAACTCTAATTTGAGAGTTGATGAACCTTTTGTCCTAATTTCTCTTTCAATAGAAAGAATCTGCTTACGAATAGGACAATGAATTTGAACACAGATATATGCAGAATCTTCACCTTCTCTGATAAGTTTTTTATCGAGAACACCTCTTAAATTAACTCCATATATACCATAGAATAGACCTTGAGAAATACTTGATTTGCCACTACCATTCGAAAGTTGGTCATCCTGAGTCCTATTCTCACCTATGATAGCTATTGATTCATTGACAAAATCGTATTTTAATGAAGAAAAAGGTCCAAAATTTCTTAATATTAATCTTCGTGGTTGCATAACGATTGTTTTACTTGTTCTCTAATTTCATTAAACAATTCAGAATCTCGAAGTAATTCATCTCTAACAGAATCCATACCTTGACCCAAACGATAATCATCTCCATAATAGAACCAAGAACCCTTTTTCTGACAGATTCCATTTTTAACGGCTATCTCTACTACTTCTTGAACGATATCAAATCCAACACCGAATCGCAACATCACTTCACAACTTCTAAATGGAGGAGCAATTTTATTCTTCGTTATTTTAATCTTAGTTTTATTTGCTACCGCAACATCACCATTTTTATCTGTACCAATTCTTGCAAATTCTGCTCTTTGTGTAGCATAAAACTTAAGTGCTTTACCTCCTGGAGTCATTGTAGTTGCTCCTCCGAATCCAAAACCTCCACCAACTTTATCCCGCAATTGATTGATACAGAATAAAATGTTGTTATTCTTCTTACAAATATTCTTCAATATACTTAATTGAGTTGATAGTAGACGAGCAACAAGAGCAACCTTTTGTTCACCTGATTCACCTTGTAGAGTTGCTTGAGGTACAAGACCTGCGACTGAATCAAGAACAACTAATCCAATCTCAGGACATTCTAACATCTCCCTTATGATTTCCATTGCTTCTTCTGCTGAATTAGGTTGTGATAAAATCCAATTATCTTCACTCAAATCTACACCTATTTTCTTCACATAATCTAAATCCAATGATTGTTCAACATCTACATAACCAATTGCTTTTCCAAGATTTTTCTGCACAGAAGCACAAAGATGTAAAGCACAGCTTGTCTTACCACTACTCTCGTTTCCGAAACACTCATGAATTCGACCTAACGCCCATCCTCCTCCTAATACATAATCTAATGCAAAAGAACCTGATGAAACAGTTTCTACTTCTACATTAGAACCTACTATTGCTTCTTTACCGAATCGTTTTGTTATTCGTCCAGATAAATCGTCTAATCTTCCCATAATTATAATGCTTTTTCTAAAATTTCTACTCCTTCGTTATAATTGTAATCATTCTCGTCACAAAAAGTTTTGAATCGCTTGACTATATCATTAGATGATAATGCTTTCACTTCTTCAGATGTTTCTACATCAATTATCTCAACTTCGTCAAGTTTTGTTTTTACATCTATACCTAATTCTTGATAGGTTTTCTTATCAATAGAAGAGAGTTCATCTTTATTACCTTTGAATTCGACTCTTAGAAGATTGTCAGGATTCTCATCTTTGAACATCTTGACAATCTTATCTACCTGCTTGAGAGTTGTCGAATTTAAATCAATAGTAATCTTTCTGAATTTCTTTCCTTCAGATGGAATCAAATCATAAGTCAAATCATCATAAAGGACCCAAAATCCTTTATTTTCATCTTCACCAAAATTATTCTGAGTCAATGAACCAAGATGAATAACATTATCTGATAATTCTTGATAATCATGATAATGACCGCTTAATACTAATCCCCAATCCTTAAACAATGATGGTCTTATAGAACTTTCTACAGAACTACCATCATTATTCATACTTCCATCAAATGCAATATGAGTAAATAATACATGATTAGAATGATTCTTTTCTCCACTCACTGAACTAAATTCATCGAGCCATATTTCATTAACAAAAAATGGAATAAAATAACAAGGAATGTCATTAATCAAGAAAAAATCTAAAGTTGTAATCAATTTAAAGTTAGGATGATACTTATATGCATCAAGAAACGAATTCTCACTTTCATAGTTACTCTTATCATGATTGCCTGGCACACAATAAATTTTATGTCCCATTGCACTATATAAATCAATTATACGAGTAAGTGCATTTAAAGTTTCTTCTCTTTGACTTATTCTCGAATCAAAAATATCTCCAAGCCAAACGTGACTTGTTATTCCGAGATTATTTGCTTCACGAATTTCTTGTTCTTGAAGTTTATAAATCTCTTCAAGATTCGATGGTTTCAAATGCCAGTCAGTACTTATTATTATTTTTCCTGTCATAACGCTGTGACTTTTAATGCATTATCAAGATTTTTCAAAACATTATCTTTCTCTACTTCCTTGTCAAAATAGAAGCTTTCCCAGACATTGGAAATTTTTAAAGCTATTCTGAACTTCTTGGTTGACTGTGAATATCCCTCGTCATTATATCTGCTAATAGAAGCAATCTTTATCCTCTTGTTATTTATCTGTACAAACATAATCTTACCAAATTAAATAAGTTCCACTTAATCCTACAAACACATCAAAATCCTTATTGAACATCCCATATCCGGCACCAATCGAAATGCCTGCACCAAAACGAGATTTCTTCTTAGGTTTTGTCCAAATTGTTACATCTTGTATCTTTCCTGGAAGATTAGATGTAATTTCAAACCTATTATCGTTTCCTACTTGTTGATGTGACAATAGGAACTTGTTTGAGATATTGAAATCAAGTTTATACTTTGCTAAATGATTAGCCCAGACTTTCAAATCATAACCGACAGTATCAGACTGTATATTGAATCGATATAACGAATCGTTCTTTTGCAACTTATCAACTTGTTGCTCAAGACCTTCATATTTATACTTCCACTCAAATTCAATTGCTTCAACAAGTGACTCTTTTTCTTTCAATTTGTTGTAGAGTTCCTTATTTTCTTTCTTGAGCTTTGAAAATTCTGTAGAAGGATATAATTTAATGTAAGTGTTTAAAGAATCGGTATAAAACTCAATATCTTTTGTAAGAGATTCAACTTTCTTCTGATACTTGTAATTTTTGTAACAAACAATCAATGAGCTTAATATTACAATTGTTACAACTATATTGATAAGTTTATAATTCTTCATACGAAAGCGAATTATGGGAGAGATTTCTCCCTCCCTTTATTTTATCATTTTCTTTTTGTTCTGTTACGTAAGGCTTGAAGTTTCGAAGAGACACTTGACTTTGAAGAAATTTTCGTAGTCTTAGATTCGTCGATAGGTGCAGGCTCATCGTCTTCTTGAGGTTCGTCATCAGAAAGATAACCATTGTCAGATGGTTCTTCTCTATAATCATCAAAAGGCAACATTTTACCTTCTTTCATTAAATCATACCATTTACGAAGCTCTGTAACTGAAAGGTCAGATGGCAATTCTTCTGTATCTTCATACTCTCTTTCGATATATTCCTTTAATTCAAGTTTCATCTTAATCAAAGGAGGATATGTTGAAGTTGATTCTTCTTTTTTCTTAGTCCTTGCTGGTTCTGGTTTAGATTTTACCGGTTGCTCTTTCTTTGTAGGGATTTGAGCAGCTTCTTTCACTTCATCATCTTCAGGCACAAGTTTTTCAATTTCTTCAAGTTCATCCAAGAATTGGTCATTCTGGAAAATTCCGAACTTGTATTGCTCATCGATTCTTTCAAGACCTTCAATCTGAAGATTCCAATCCTTACGTGAGAATACATCTACATACATATCCTCAAGTTTAGGAAGTTCTTCAAGACTTTCAAGTACTTCATCTGACACAATATTCTTTTCGAAGAATTCATCCCAATTTTCACCAACTTTAGGCAAATCACAAGAAAGTGCAAATTCGAGTTTATTCTTATCGTTAAGACTCGTGTTTACAATTAAAGGATAACCTTTCTCGTAATCTGAGAAAATATCGATACTGAGAACATCATCATCGCATCTTTCAATTGAAATCTTCTTCAATTCTTTCCACCACTGTGGACGTATATCGAATCTATGGATTTCATTTTCAGCATATACATAACAAACATAATTCAATTGAGCAGCGATACCCCATACCCATTGTTTTTGTTTATTACGATAACCATTGATTGGTGCCAAGAACTTCTTTCTTTCATCTGCATCCTGGATTTCACTTGCCAATTCATACACATAATCAATATATGTAAGAACAGCATCTTTGCCACCCATTCTTTCACTATGGACATCAGAAGTGAAAATATCTTTCATCTTAACTTCTTTTTTACCAGTGTCTTCACCATTACTGTTGTAAACAGGACACTCAACAGGAAGTTTGACTGTCTTACGCGGAATATAAGGTCTACCTGTCTTAGAAGGTAAGACTCTCAGGACATAACGTCCTTCTTTTGCTACAGAAAAGAAACTTGCTCTTCCACCTTGACCACTAAACATAGGGTTCTTCATTGTGTCTTGAGCTTTCTTCAAATTACTATCAATGTCTTCGACACTTACCTGCTTTTGGTATTTACTTCTATCAAATGCCATAATACTTAATTATTTAATACGTTTATTTAATTTGTTAACTATCTCATTACCAATCTCTTTATATTGTTTGATATACTCTTTGAATTCCATCCATTCTTTTTCACTTTCAAATATCTCATAATCAACTACTTTCTTAGCCAATAATTCAAGAGTGAGTCCGTATGCAACTGGAGTATTCACCTCAACATTTTCTTTACCTGCACGATTACCGTAAGTAACTTTAATTAAGTCCCAACAAAATGGAGCGTGTAGACATTGTTCAATATAGAACTTATCAGTCAATTTAATTTTCATAATTTATAAACTTGGTTTCTTTATCATATATGTATTTACTTTACCTTCTACCAATTCTTGAACAAATTCGTTAGGAGTGACTTTCGGCAAGATATTGTTCAGCTTTTTATCCTTGGAACTGATTGCCCAAAACAATGTATCGAGTTTATCTCTCTTACATTCGAGTTCAATCAATTCAAGTTGTAAATCCTGATATTCAGTATCTAACTGGATAATCTCGTCAAGACCTTTTTCTGTTAATTTAAATGATTCGCCATCAACTCTTACTCTACCTTCATTCGTTGCAGCTTCTCTTCTATACTTTCTTTTCAATTCTGAAACATATACATCACAGTTCAACTTAGCTTCTTTAGCCTCTTTCTCACAATTCGCTTTCCACATTCCTACTTTGTTCAATAGTGCTGAAATTGTTGTTGCTTCACCGTATAAATTAGAATAATCAATCTTAGTTATATCATCTAAAAAAATCTCTTCATCACCTTCTGTCTCAATTAAAACTATTGTCTTATCTCCTTGTTCAAGTATTATCTTCATATCTTTAATTCTTTAACATTGGTAAAATTACTGTTTATTCTTGTTTTATCCAACTTATTATACTCTTAATGTGAACTTCATCAGATGAAAGAATGGACCTATGATAAAACAGTAAATGAAGTGTTCAAATTAGTCATAAGGCAATACTCTTCTTTCCATTTATCCCATTGAATGTAACCATCAACAAGAAGAAGATTACCTTTACTGGACTGTAGGAATTCTTCATATTCAGAATACAATTCTGAAAAGACAATCACATTGATGAACTCATAGTTACTCTCTAATGTGATGATACAGAATTTGCCTTTCTTCGATTTCCTCTCGACAATATCAAGAACGTAACCGCCAATAATTGCACAGATATCGTGATTGTCACCTTCGAGATACTTGACTTGTCTCACATCATAATAGACAGCTTCATAGAATTGTTCATGATATCTATTAATAAGTTCTTCATAATCGAATGTAGCAAAACCTGACAACTTTTTCTGTTGTAATGTCCACCACCAATCTTCTTTCTCTTTACGTGCTTTGATTATACTTGTCAATAAGTCCTTATCTTCAAGTACTTTAACCCTCTTGTTTTCCCTATAGGATTCAATCAGTCTCAACCTCTCTGCAGGATGTTCTATCCTTTCGAGTTTATCAAATGCACCACTATAAATGAGATTTTCAATCACAGATTTATTGACTGGTGAATTCTTTATTATACATCTATCAATAAATTCATCCAACGAGAAGAATTCGCCGTTTTTCTCTCTTTCTTCTGCAATGAATTGTTGAGCTTTCTCACCACATTGTTTCACTGAATTCAATGCCCAATACATACTGTTTGTCTTGATATCTGAAACAATATTGATACCAGACTTATTTATATCTACTGGTCGGATTTCGATTTCTCCTGACTCTTGAATTTCATTGATATAATATGGATAATCTTTCAATTCAGCATAACTAAATGTCACAGACCAAAACTCAATAGGATAATGGACTTTAAGCCATATACAATTGTAACCGTTTCTTGAATAAGCAATCGCATGGGATTTGTTGAACGAATATTTACCAAACTCTTCCATCTGTTTCCAGAGGTCTCTTGCATATTCTTCAGTTACACCTTTATCACCAAACTTCTTTACGTATCCTTCAACGAACTTATCACCGAATGTTTTGATTTTTTGTAATAATTTTTTACCAATACATTTTCGTACACTATCAGTGGTTTCTAAGTCAAAATCAGCAAGTTCCTGACAAAGTCTCATAATATCTTCTTGGTACACAAGAAAATTTTTTGACTTAGATAAAACCTTTTCACCACCTATAGGAGCTTCATGCTCAATTTCACCTCTCTTAGCTAAAACAAACTCGTTATGAATATTATTCTCAATCGGTCCTGGACGATAAAGTGCTGCACAGATACCCATCTCATCAAGACTCTCAGGTTGCATCTGTACACAATAAGACGATAATCCTTTTGCACCGAAATGAAAAACGTCATTCAAAAATCCCTTCTTGATATATTCAAAAACCATAGGGTCGTCCAACGGAATATCTTTATAGAGGTCTAACTTGATTCCATGATTCTGCTCTATCAGCTTTAGCATATCAGCTAACTTATCAAGTTGAGCAATTCCAAGAATATCTTCTTTAAGAAAGCCAGTTTCCTCTATTTCACTACCTTCCCATTCTGTTACACTAAGTCCTTTCTGTTCTTTGATTGGTACCCATTGAGCTGACGTCTTTTCATCAGGAAATATCACAGTACCACATGCATGTATCGAAGCAGCTTTAGGTGCATTGAGACAAATCATCATATCATTTATAAGTTCTGTATGAGATTTTACAAATTCTCTCAATTCAGTATCCTTACATATTGATACGAAAAAATCTTCAACACTTTTCATACCTTCTTCATCCCGAAGTTTAGCTGTGATTCTTCTCACTATCTGAATAGGTATACCTTCACATCTTGCTAAATCTGTGATTGCTGCTTTGAGCTGCATTGTAGTATACGTTCCAAGAGATACAACTTGAGATGCTCCGAATCTTTGTTCCATATACTCCTTAACACGAGGCCGTTCTCGACCACAAAAATCCGTATCTATATCAGGTAACGAACCGAGATTGGTTTCTTCACAGATTTCTTTCTTAATTGTTTTAATCGTTATCATAATCAACTAATTTATCTCCTTCTCGCAATCCACCAGCTTCGACTATCATTTTCTTGTCACCTCTAAATATCCGCACAAAATCTGAACTCTTGATTGTTATAGGTTTACCATCGTTTTCATTTATGATAACCTCTTCAACTTTATCATGACGTATAAGACGACCTGTTGTTAAAAATCTTTCGAACAACAAATCATAATCAAGAGGATTGATATGTGTCAAACCCAATAGGTAAGTTATTAAACTCCCGGCTGATGAACCACGCCCTGTGCCTAAAAGTATATCGTTCTTTCTACACCAATTGACAATGTCTCGTAAAGTCAAGAAGTAATCAGCAACTTCTCCATCTTCAATTATCTTCATCTCTCTTTCGAGTCTCTCACCTATGACATCATTACTGTACTTCTCAAATATCTCAGGATGCTCCTCTAAACCTTTGAAAATAAGGTCTTCGAACATTTCTACGTTACTGTCGTATTGTTGAGCTTCTTCATCTGTCATCCGATAAATAGGCATATGTCTTACTTGAGTCTCAATAACGAAGTTACATTCAAATGAGATTTCCTCAAGATTGCTTATTGCATTTTCAAATGTCTCAAAAAATTTCTCGTCATTAGAAAAAAGATAACTCAATTCTTCGAAATACTCTTGATAGTTTTTAAAGTATTGATTGCGACTTTCGTGCGTCGGTACTTTACCGAGTTTATTCAACTTGTCTTTGATAGGACTCCATTCCTTCTCAATATAATAAGCATCACACATTGCAACTGGTTTTAAATCGCTTTTAAAGAATTTCTTCAAATTATCGAGATATTTATCACGATTGTTTTTCTCATATATAACTGTATCTAACTGGTAATAGGAAGTTAATTCTTGGAGATTCTTTGGAATATCTTTATAAGCAATTGTTTTTGGGTCCCAAATGAAAACCAATCCATCACAATATTCCTCTAATTCTTCTTCAGAGACGAATGATGAATCTTCAGTATTCATAATTTCATTCAACTTCAACAAATTAGACCAACCAACACTATTCTTTACAAATGCCTTTACAGTATATTTAAGGTCCTTCTGTTCATTTAGAATTTTAATTTCTAATCCTTGTATTGCACGAAGACCAGCTTTCTGACATGCATTCTGGAATTTCATGGCTGCAGCAAGTGTACCTTTTTCACACAAACCAAGACTTGTGATACCAAGGAATTTCGCTTTCTTACACCATTCGTCATACAATCCTACACCATTCATCAATTCGAATGGTCCATGTATACCTATATAAGTTGAAATTCTGAAAAGTTCATCATCTAATTGAGCTTTTCCAATCCATTTTACTCTTTCAAGCTTGACATTCTTTTCTTTTCCTTTCTCAAGTGAATACCAGATACTACCGAATCTGAAGATGTAATAGTTACAATCTGTCAAATCACATGCCCAATGGAATTCTTCATCGAAAAGAATACCTTTCTCATCGTCATCCCATTTGATAGGTTCAAACAACTCGTAGGTCCTATCATTGATTTTTAAGACGAAATCACCTAATTCTTCATACGAAATAAAATTATCGTCGAGATATTGTAATAAATCTGCATATAGTTCATTCATAACAATATTCTGTTAAAAAGAAAAGGCTGAGATAGATTTCTCGTACCTCAACCTTTTCATAAAAATATTCAGAAAGAAGGGTTTACTTATTCAACAACATCAAAGAACTTTTCACATACATGTTTTACTACAGTGTAATATGTTGAGAGTTCCTTTGAAATCTGATAGAAAGAACGACCATCATTCTTCAAAAGTTCATCATAAATCTTTGAAGAAATATCACTCATCTTTTCAGGTTTTTCACCTTTCGGTTTTACATTCAATTTAACTTTCGGTTCTCTTGGTGCTTTCGGAGCTTTTTCTTTAGGTTCTTTCTTGGCTTTCGGAGCTTTTTTAGCATTTTTCTTTTCTTCCTTTTTAGCTTCTTTACGCTTCTTCTCATCTTCAGGACGAGGTTCTTCAGCATCTTCTTCAACTGTTGCTGCATGCTCAGCAACCATCTGCTCTTCAGCAGCAACATCTTCATCAGAAGCAATCATTTCAGGGTCTGTATAAGTTGAAATTCCAGCTTCTTTCTGTTCAATCAACTTTGCAAGTTCTTCTTTTGAATACTTTGCGTAATTAGGAATACCAAGCTCATTTGCTTTTTTACGAAGTACCAGTAACGATTCTTTAACTGTTCCCATAATAGATTAATTTTAAATGTTTTGTATTAATGTTCTTTTGACACTGTGAAGATACGACCTTTTGAAAGATGTAGCAACACTTGGTCGAATTTATTTCTCAGAAAAGATTACCTTTTTCAATTGTTCGAGTCTCTCTTCAACACTTCCAGTAATTGTAATATAAGGAATGTCATAATTCTTCAAAAATTGTTGTATCTTCATGTCAACATCCTTCTGGAACTGTTCATCTACTGACCTTACTCCATCTTCAACAAGAGGAAATTCAATAGGGAAATAAACAATCAATGAAAGTTCATACTTACGACGGACAACTTCTTTTCTTTCACGGAAATCTTCATTACTGAGTTTATTGTAATCTTCATCTTTAGGATTACATGTATCAAACAATCTTGAAGTATAAGCTGCAACATCAACAATACATCTATCACTTACTGAAGGATTATCAAACATCTTATCGAGAATTTCGTTATAAGCATCAAAAATCTTCTTCTGTGATTCAGAATTACCATTTTCATTGATTATAACTTCTTCTCTTTCTAACATCTGACGTACAACTTCTGAATAGAAGTTCCATCCTTTAAACATCTCATCTTTCTTGACAGCTTCAAACAGTGTCGTCTTACCAGTGCCTTGAGCACCACAAAAATTGATTCTTCTGTGATTAATCATCGGTTATCTCCTTCACCATTAATGACATTCCTTTGTTTTCTTGATGCAAGTTTCTCGTTATTCTGAATAGCAATCTCTTCAATATCCAATCCGAGACTATCAGCTAATCCATTGAGATACTTCCAAATATTCTTCCAAGCGCTCAAAACAGCAGTTTTTCTCTTTTCAGGGAAAGTATTCACTTCACCATCTTTCCAATCGTCACGCAACCACTTCTTCACCTGTTCAGCAATCTTTCCTATCTCTGAAGGGAGTTTAACTCCAATAGAAGCAGCAGAAAGTTCTGGTTCTTTCTCTGTCCAATTCCAACCTTCTTCAAGCTGAAGGTCTAATTCAACTCGAATACTTGCCAAGTACCATAATTGGTCTCCGATTTCTTTAGAGATTTCTCCAAGTAATTTCTTTTCATCTTCTACACTATCGACTTGGTCAAGTTTTTCATAAGTTTCACCCAACTCACCACATAATCCTAATACTACATAAGGAATTGCTACTTTCTCATGATAGGCTTTAGTTGTGATAGCCTTGTTTTCATACTCTTTGTAATTCATAATCTTTTATCTTAAATTAATGTTTCTGTTTTTCAATTATTACATTGTCGTTTTCATCGAAACGTAAATGACTATTTAATACATGATTTCTTTGTTTATCTAAACTTTCTGAAGCTTCAAAAACACTTCTACATAAATCTATAAATGATTTATTTGAAAGATTCCCTTTCATTCTATTTATCTCTTTATGAACCCATTGAACATTTCCTTCAATATATCCTTTAGAAGAATCGATTCTATCTAATGATGCTGTTCTACCAGAAGTATCGTTGTGTTTTTGACCAAAACTTAATGGAATTTTAGTAAAAGCACATTCTCCAGATTGTTTACAGAATAATTTCCATAAATACTCTTGATTTATTTCAACTACCAAATTTCTTTCTTTAGCTTTTTGTAATATTGTAGTCATTACTGATTTCGAAATATCGCCTACAAAATTTTTCCGATTTGATTCTCTTTTAATTCTTTTATCTCTACAAGACTTACAACCTAAACTTCTTCCTGAAGTTAAAAAAGTAACTCTTACATAACTTTCTATTCCGCAATCACATCGTACTCTATAAAGTTTTTCTCCATTTCTTTCGATAATTTTAAAATCATTTTCATCTACAATAGTCCAAGCTCCAAAATGCATATTTGTTTTAATTGTAGTTGATTGATTGTTTTTCTTTATAGGTTTCTTCTTATGATATCGACATTCATAACATTGTTTAGTAGAACCTCTCTTTAAATCATAAATTCTCTTAACATCAATCTTTCCGCATTCACATTGAACTTTAACTCTTCCACCTGTTAAAATTTCAACAACGGTCCATTTACCAAAACAATCTCCTATTTCCATATCAATATACTAACGATTGTAATTCAGCAACTGAAACTTTCGAATCAAAAAATTTATTATTTCCACTTAAAATCAATGAAATTGCATTATGATTATGTAAAGATTCATTATGAGAAAGTAGAATTTTAAATTCTATTATTCTTTTATCTTTGGAAAATTCTGAATGAAGTAATCTCGCAGCATCTTCAACGAATTTTACATTTGCACCGTTCATTTCTGCAAAAGCCTGTTCATCTTCTCTCTTACAAAAAACTAAAGTTTCAGTTTTCAAAACATTTTTACAAATATCATGAATATCTTCAATCCAAACAATATCATCAAACAAAATTGAAGTTCTCGCTACACTTCTTTGAGAATGTGGAATTGCAAAAATATTTCTTTTTTCTGCAGCATGCTTCGAAAGTTCTGTTGAACAAGGACAAGCTGATGAATATACAAAATCAAAATGAATTACTTTATTCACAAAACCTTGTTCGTTAATAGAAACATCAAAACAAGTTTTGTAGTATTGCCATCCTCCGTTTTTATTGCCATTTTTATCTCTTGAGCGTAAACTTTCTAACCACAATCGATAATTAAAGCTAATTAAAATTTGAGCTTCGTAAGAACCAAGGTCTTTTTGATATTGCATTAATATATCTGTTAATTTATCAATATCAAAAACATATTCTCTGTTTTTATAAAAAGTTCTTAAAATTCGAGACATGTTAATACCTTTCTTTTCTCCTTCTAAAGAAACAGTTCCAACAATAGTTGCTTCGACTTCAATTTCTTTCTTATCTCGCGTTTTAATTTTAAGAGGTAATTTAAAACCACTAATTCCTACTTTTTCAATATTTACACCACAAAATTCTCCATTCTGGAGGTCAGGCATTGAATCTAAATATTCCTGAGTAGGAATAAAATTCTCATCATAATATTCTTTTAATTCCATATATTAAACTCCTCGTTTTGTTCCCCAAATTATAATCTGTAATCTATCTGAATAACGATATCCATGCTCTGCACAATATTCAGCGACCATCTGTCTGTTCTGGTCTAATTCGTCATTTCGGCTTCCCGCGGGCATGAGTGTTATATTCCAAGGATTGATAAATCTTGTGTCAAACCATATCTCAGTTCCATTGAATTCTTGAGAATATCTCTTACGAGATTTCTTTTGGATATCGTATAACATCAAATCATGGATTTGTTTTTCGATTTCTTTAAAATCTTCTTTTCTGCTAACTACATATTTCAAACTGAAATCCTTTGCATGTTCAATCATATTCCACAATGCTTCAATATTGAATCTTTCTACAGCATGTTTCTTCAAAGCTGGACTCCATTTCATTCCAAGTTTCTTGAGCTTCTCATCAGTAGGTTCTGAAGATGATAATTTCGGCGAGATATTAATCAAATCTATTTCTTTCAATATAGACTCATCTACAAGAAGTGTTCCGTTCGTCTCTATAAGAACATCCATACAATAATCGTTAGCTATCTCAATCAAATCAGTAACAACATCTGGATGTAAGAATGGTTCTCCACCACTTATAGAAAGTGCAGTTGTCATCGGATATTTCTCAATGATATCGACAACTGATTGATAGTTGTATTTACCTTTCTCAGGAGCAAAGCTGGAATAAGCAGTATCGCATATACTGTTATCAAAACAACAACGAAGATTACAGCCAGACAAACGGACAAAAATTGTTGCCTCACCTGCTGTATTTCCTTCTCCTTCAATAGAATTAAAGACCTCAATAATTGGTCTTTTCTTTTCATAATCAATATTTCTCATCATTATTTAACTTGTTGTTCTACTTTAGGATTTTCAAACCATTTTGTTTCTGGATTTTTCTTCTGGTGTCTTCCATCGAGATACCAATTGAATAATTCTACACTCCAATCACTTGTTACTCCTACAGAATAATCTGTAGTTAAATCATCAGGAAGTAAATGTAAGTCATCTATCGTAGCTTCAGCATAACCAGTTGAAGTTTCATGATATCTAACCTTACAACAAATCACATTACCTTCTCCGTTATTAAATCTTGTAGCTTTTATAATTCTATTGATTATAGAACACATATATAAAGCAAGATTTTCTGCAGTAGGATTAATAGGAAGTTCAATCCAACGGTCATTCCATTTTTTCATATCGGATTTATATTCCTCATTATCTTTATTCCAAAAACACATACAATGGTCGAAAGAATCAATCCATTGTTTAATAGTTCCTTTTAGAATTCCAAAATCCACAATCATACCTCCATTATCAAGTTTGTCTGAAGTTAAAAATACTTCTACAATTGCACCATGATTATGAACAGAATGAGAACATCTGTGACTTGTTGCATTACGAACTACATGTTGAGCTGCTTCAACATTAAATAATTTTCTAATTTCCATATATTTCTTGTTTTAAAAATTCGACTAATTCTTCGACTTAGAATTAATGTTTAAAGATACTACATTCACTTCAGTTTTTCGAGTGGAAGGGTATATAGCAATTTAATTTTAAAGTAAATATATGGCACAAAAGAAGAAACTCCATTTTTCAAGATTCTCACTGAATTTTCATTAGGATGATTAGCTTTGATGGTATATTCAGTTCCTTCCCAGATTACAGTTTCTCCTGGTTTTAATAGATAAAATTTATCCCAATAAGATATTGATTCTTTTGATTTAGGATTATACTGAAAATTTGGAAGTCCATATTCTTGAATAAATTCTTTTTTCCAGAAAAATTCAAATGCTTCATCTAATTCAAAAATGTTCGGTAGTAAGAATTTCTTTGAAAGGTCTAAAATTTTGAATTTCTTTTTCTCTGCTATATCTTCATTCATCTTTTTGAATTCAGGTCTATCGTAAATAATTGACCTTAACTTACAACTTAAATACTCTAACTGTAGTATTTTTATAAACTCTTCATTAGTTAAACTGCGTGATTTTTCCATATCGAATTTTTGCTTGCAAAACTACAAACTATCTTTCAATATGGAAAGAAAGGATTACTTAATTGTAACCCTATTATTTCTCCTTATATATCCCAGTCACCACTCCTTCATCATCTGTTATGAATAGGGTCTTGTGCTCCTTCGATTCATATACCCTTTCCGACAGTCTGGTTACTGTATAGGTGTTTCCATTCTCGTCTTCTATGGTGTACATTATCCGGTTTCCTTTCTTGAAGGCAAGTTCCTCTGATTTTGCTACCTCATTGTAGAAGTCATTCAAGAATTGTTCCACGTGGAACAATGGACTTTTTGCTGTCTGTTCTCCTATCAATATAGCGGTAGCTTGTTTTGATTTAGAGGCTGTTAAGTCCATTAAATCGCAAATATTGAATACTTTTTTGATTTTGTCTTCTGTACAGCATACCAAAATACTGTTGTCATACTTTTTCTGAAATTCTTCCTTGTCCATAATCTTTTTATTTTTAAGTTTTGTAAAATATCTATACTAATTGTCAAGGAAATAGGGGTTACTTTGATTTTCACCCCTTCTTTCCATATACTTAATAATTCGTAACCTTTTGTCTTGTATTGGCTCTGAACATCACCAATTTATTTTAATTAATCTGGCTCCCCAACCTTTACCTGTTGCTCCTTCATATCCATTTACATTCCAGCTAAGTTGTCTCTTTTTATTCACACACAAGCAATGTGGTCGAATTACTTTTCCATAACTACCAAAAAGAAAATCGCCTGTCAAAATTTCTCCATTTTCTTTATAAGCTGTTGTATTATCTCTTGTAGGGTCATAATATATCTTGTGTCCTTGATATTCTATGCAATCCATTTCAACTTCTTTATTTACCCACTCGTAAATTCTTTTTGTTCTTTTGGTCGGTTTACCATTTCTCATTACAGGAACATCAATCCATTTAATTTCTTTAATTGTAATAGTTTTCATATCTTTCTGTTTTAATCGTTTAATATCTCCTTTTGTTTTACACTGTAAAGATACACCTTTGGACCACGCGGTCCAACAATTAGACTAAATTATTTGTATAAAAATTTATAGGCTCTATAATTTCATCCAACGCTTCAAGTAATTCTTCTTGAGATGCATCACCTGGGTCTTTCTTTTTATCTTTCAAACAAGCAATTCCGACATTGAAATACTTCTGTAAAGTCAAAGCTGTGGATTTTATCATCTCAGGTTTATCAGGGTCATAGAGTAAGATAATGTTTCTGACACTTCCTTTCAATCTCAATAACTTTATCTGCTCTGTACCCATATTATTACCAAATGTAAAAATACATTTTATCTCATCTGATTCATAGAGATGAAGTTTATCATCTACAGATATATAATCAAATAGACCTTCAACTATTATAATAGTGTCAGTTGTATCTGTAATATTATCATATCCTCCTAACACTCTTGAAAATCCATCTGTAGAGTTTTCATATCGGAGAACGAGTTTTTCTTTTCCTTCTTTGAATGCTTTAAGGTTCTTTTCGTGCCATTCTTTACTTTTCTTTGAACGTGCCAACCAAGCTGTTGTCTTTCCGTTCATTGTAAATTGAAATATGATTTTGTCGCGTAATTTCTTATCAAGAAAGAAGTTTGTGATTGCTGGCTTGAATTCTTTATAGTATCTTTTGTTGAATCCTCGATTGTTCAAGTATTCATCTTCTTTAAGATATTCTAACTTTCGAGGAAGTTTACATTCAGTTAATTCTATAGGATTTTCATTCCCCTCATCTTTTTCTTTTATAAGAGGAGTCAACTTCGAGATTTTTACACTATTTTCATAGTTTATCTTCGCTAAATCTAATCTATTTATTTTTTCAAGGAAATTCTTCAGATTAGTCTTATGACCGCATTTAAAACAAAAAAATACCCCATTATTACCTGCATCATTAAAATGAATTCCCCATTTTTTACCACCTTTACCGCAAAAAGGACATACTTCATCCTTATTAGTCAACCAACCTGCAGAACCGTTCGGAGTCAATGAAAGTTCTGATATTAATTCATCTTTATCAATTCTAAACATCGTTATACTGTTTTTGCTCTACTTGCTTTATGTAATTTTTCTTTTTCAGGCTTTGATTCTGATTTTTTAGTTTTCTTAGGTGTATTGTTAAATAAATCGATTGTCCTGCTTCTGCTATAGAATCGTCCTTTATCATAATTCGTTGCAATAGGCAGTATTTCATGAGACTCTTTATAGTCACGTAATTTATCAATATATATACGCATCAATTCTTGTCTCTTCTCTTCTCTTGTTTGATTACCAGTAAATACAAATGAAAACGGTTTTACAAGAGTCTTGTCTCCTTCTGTATAACTTCTATCAATAACTTTATCAGTATTATCCCATATCTCTATAGGGACGTTACTTGCTTGAGTCGCAGTAAATCCTACCATCTTGAATTCTACACATATATTCTTGAATAATTGGGCACAAGTTTGCAACTTGTCTTTCTTGAATGAAGGATTATTGTCAATAGTCTTGTTTATTCCTGTAGCAACAAGGTCTAATGAATCAAGAATAAGTACTCTTGGGAAATATTGATGTTCTTTATGATAATCAAGAATCAAGTTCCTTATATCTACCATCGTCGCTTCACCGAACTTTTCAAATCCATAGACGTCAATATCTTGACCGAACTCTTTCATAGCTTTCCATGTCTGTTGAATCTTATTCTGGTCTTCAGTCTTAAGATATCCTTGTCTTATATCATTGTAGGGTTGATTTGTCCAATATTGGTCGTATCTATCGAGGCATGCTTGAATTCCACCTTCAAGCTGTATATGTAAAACAGAATTTCCATCCAAAGCTGCTTGCATTCCGTGATGTCTAAGAACAGTTGATTTTCCGATACCTGACCTCATAATCCATAATACAGTATCTTCAATAGAAGCTCCTCCATAAGACAATTCATCAAGTCTATCAATCCCAAGTGTTATTTTCTCAGAGATATTACTCGAATCAATTGATTCACGTCTTTTTCTCATTCGTAAATCAAATCCATTGAAGACTTGCTGAAAACTACCTCCGTCGTGTCTTAATGATAGAGAAAGTATCCTTTGACTCTCTTCTGCGTTTACCCGTATAGCTTCTTCCTTCTTTCCTTCTTCATAAAGGTCATGTACTTTCTTAGAGAGTAATTGAAATTCTACATCCTTAATATAAGATTCGAGTTGGTCTATGATTATTTCTTTATCAACTTTTGAAGCGCTTTGAATTTCATGAATTGTTTCTTGAACAAAATCATTGTCAATATACTTCTGTGAAACAGCTCCTAAAGATGGAACTGTTTCTTTATCAGTAAATGTTTCAATAGCTTCTCTCAGAAGATATTTATATCCTGGCCACTCTTTAGGTATCAATTGATATGTCAAGTTTGTACATGCTATCTGAGTCAGTGTAGGGTCAAGATAGATTAACTTGAACAATTCTGCCATAAAGTTGGCACTTAATTTCATCGCCATATTTATACTAAATCTATACTAACTTTAATTTCTTTCTCGTCTTCACGTAAACTATTGATACTCAGGAAGCTACTGAGTACCACATCGTCGTGTCCCGACGCAGCTTCAAGTTTTCCATTATCACTTTTAAATGTAATAGAGGAAAACTCTCCGAACATTATATCAACAGCTTGCTTTGTTTCACCAGGTGCATAAGGACACTTTATTTGTCCTCTTTCGAACATTGCTGAAAGGCTTGGTAAACCAGTGTAAAGGTCTTTCTTATTTCCTTCTGTTGTCGTAAAAGGCTCTATGTTTTTCAACCCTCTTTCTTGTGCTAATCCAGAAAGTATGGACTGGAATCCATTTGCTTCACACCTAATTTTATTCGGTCTGAATAATCTATCGAGTTGAACAATCTTATCTATCTGTTCATTATGAGACATTCCTCTTTGTCTATAATAATAAAGTAGATAATAATTCTTCATTGTATCGATACCCCATACACTATAAACAGTATAGTCAGCACCAATATTACCAGATACAGCAAAATCAACTCCAATATGAACTCTCACTAATTTGAAAGGATAGTCATCTATTGACGTTGCAAATCTCACATTCTCCATTCCGACGATACTTCTCATTAGATATTCATATGGGAATATTGTCGAAGAATCACTGATAGGTACTACCAAGTACTCACGATTGAATACAATTGTACCAAGTTCTTCTTTCTTCATCAAGATTTGGTCAAATGTATATCGGTCTGGAGCAAGTGGTCTTCCGTCAGGAAATATAATCGGATATTCAAAACAATAGAAGCGCTTATCTGCTTTCAGTACTTGATATAACTCATTAGGTGCAGAAGAATAAGGAGTTCCACAAACTAAAAAGTAACCATAAGGTTCAACAATCGGCTCTATAGTACCTTTAATCAGTTCTTTTAATTTTTCTCTCTGTTCATCAGAATAAAGAGAACTTTCATCCGGCATATCATCACAAACTGTTGCACCTACGTGTAATCCACGAATAAAACCATCCCTACCACGAACATGAAGAATACTACCAGTTTCTGTCGTTATACCAGTTTCACCAATAGATGCTTTATTATTAGGATTTAGTTTTTCTCTCAGAAGGTCATTCGTTTCGATTTCTTCTCTTACTTTAGCTATCTGAACTTTAGCTAATGTCATCGTTGAAGTTATATAACAAGTTTCTTTTCTATTTGCATTATCTATCGTATCAGGTCTCCATAAAGTTGGCTTACAATAACTCCATAATCTCCAAAGTACAAATGCATAAGACCATTCGAAACTATTGTGAACTACTGTTCCATCTTTGTGAAGATATAAATGGTCACCATCAAGATAAAACCCATAAAATTTTGTTCTCTCACCTTTAGTAACTTCAATCTTTCCTCTTCTATAGTCTTGTCTATAATGAATCTGATGAGCTCGTTTTCTCTCGACTCTTGTTGGAATTGTATGTAAATCCAGTGAAATTCTTAATTCATCTCTACTGAATCCTTTTATAGTTCGTGAACTTAAAGAAGTTCTAAATCCTAAAGACCAAGCTAAATCTTGAACTTGTTTAATAAAACTTCCTGATTTTAAAGTTAATTCAAAAATAGTTCCTGTTGAATTTAAATGTCCATCTGTATCAAGTATTCCTGCTAATAATTGAAGTCTCTGTTCTCTGGACCCTCTCATATAAATGTCAGGAATATGTTTATTGTTTAATACATTAAGCTCTCTAAGAATATTTAAAATTGGATTAATTTCTCCATGTTTTTGTTCAATATTGGTTAAAGAGTATTCGTATTTGTTTTTTAATTTAAATAATTTCATTCCAATCGACTCTGCATATTCTTTCCAAGCATCTATAATTTCTATATCTGTAGAAGTCAACTTTGTACAATTACTATGTCCGTCTCCTAACCAAGTCCCAAAAATATATGGGTCGATAGGAAGTAATTGTTCAGAAAGCTCCCAACCATTAATTCTGTAACCATACAATCTCTTTTGTTTTGATTTTGGAAGAACATAAAAATCCCTTGCTGAAATTTCAACTATTTCTTGTCCATTTATTCTATAATTTCCATGTCCATATTCCATATATCCAAACTTATCTTTTTGTAGATGAAGTATGTGTCTGGAATTCACGACATAATCTAACCCATGTTTTTGCTTAATATGATAAGAATCATCTTCGCATACATGAGTTTGTAAAACTGTTCGAGGTGTCGAATCGACACCCATCACTTTATCTCCTACTTTTATATCTTCGATTTTTTTCAGAGACCCATCGAACATTACAACTTCAGTACCAGCAATTTCTGTTTTGCCACCTGCGCGAGCACACAAATAACAGCTCCACGGATACAACTGCGTTAAATTGCCCCATTCAACATTCCTCCATCCCATTCTAAACTTAGGAAGCATAGTCAATTTAAAGTAATTAAATGAAAGAATCTTCAGTGTTGTATCCATCGAGGCTTTGACATTCTCAACGTAATTCAAATTTTCAGAATCAAGCGTTCTTCCAAGATACATCGTCCTCTCTGCTTGGACAAGCATTTCACGTAGCATTTTGTCTACATCATTCTCATATCCTTCAAGAAGCTGATTCAATGCTTTGCCTGGAAGATTTTCTATTATCTTGTCAACATTCTCACACAAATGACTGAATTGATTGCCAGACAACAAATCTTTACCGTCTAATGTTAGCATAATTGGAAACTTTCTCTATATCTTTCTTCTTTCTTTTCAACATTCGATTGCTGGCCTTCACCTCTCAATTTCTTGACATACGAAATAAACAATTGAGCATTTGCTTTTGTATCATTCAATGCTCTATGTGCATCTACGAGGTCAATGCCAGCTAATTGACAACATGTCCCAAGTTGATAATTCATTTGTTCCAAAGCTGCCATATGAGCAATTTGCATTGTATCAATATAATACTTTACATAATTGTCTATATCATCCTTCATATAGGCAAAAAAATTCTTCATAAAAGGGTTATCGAACCCTACGATATTATGTCCTGCAAGTGTACATAATTGTCTTGGATTCTTATATTTAGTAAACCATTGTTTACATGTCTTATAGATGTCTTTCAATGGAACAGAATTCTCATCCTGAATTTCTTTTGTTATACCATGAGTTTCTAATGCTTGTTGTGAATATACAAGGTCTTCTTTGTATCCATATGGAAAAATCAAATCCACCTCATCAATTATTTCAAGTTTGTTCATATCGACACAAACCATCGCAAGTTCAACCAATGGTGCATTATCGAATGCAATACACTTACTGTTCCATAGATTACCAGTCTCGAAATCATATACAATCACGTAATTCGACGAAGTTTTCATAATTATTCAATATTAATAACATTAGGGTCTGAAGTTACAACATTGTACATTTTAATCGTACAATGTTTTCTTGGTACTAATTCTATTGATATATCACCAAGATAAGCAGGTAATTTTCTTCTTATAATATAGAAGGTTACATCGTTACGATTGAATTTCTTTCCATTCTCCTTTTCAAAATTTTCATTCAACCATACAAGTATTCCTCCTGCATTTACATTTTCTAATAAAATCCTCTTTTCCATATCATCTCATTAATAACAATCTTTCGTAATCAATATCTCTATCTTCTTCATTCTTATATATGATATAGAGATTCTTTATAGGGTTATCCTTGAATGAAGCTGTCTCGTCTTCAAGTTTGTTTATAATTATTACAGGTTCACCATTTTCATTGAAATCTTTTTGAAATGTAATTATAAAAAATTTCAAGATACTTAGATTATTCCCGAGTACAATATTCCTCTTTTTGAAATTTTCATTGAAACCATCCCAATTCAACGCTTCATCATAGAGTTCTTGTATTTTTGTATTTGAAGAAGGATTCTCGAGATATTCTCCAATCCTATTAGCCATCCTCTTTACACCTACATTCTCAAGGACTATCTTACACAATTCAATCACTTCTTTATCTGTACTCATCTTTCTCTTTCTTTAAAAGTTTTTCAATCAACTCTTCAGGAATTTGTCTTTGCAACTTATTCTTATCACCAAAATCATAGATATAATGACAATCTTTACATGCTAATACAATATTTTCTTCATCACATCTCAATGCTGGATGTGCACCTCTCGAAAGAATATGACTGAAATAAATCGCTTTAGGTTCTGACCCAAGATATTTACCACAATGAAAACAATAATGAGGACGATTTGACCATATTTCTTCAAAAAATGCATTCAAATCATTCTTTTTCATCTCAAGTGTTTTCCTGTTTAATTTTTCCTGTTTTTTCTTGTTATAACAATCTTTACACAACCATTTGTTTCTATCGTATATCAGATGGTTTTCATTACAAGAAACACACGGTCTAACTTCTTCTCTTATCTTTTTATAATATGTCATGGCATTTATTTACAAGTCTACAAAAATTGTTGACTGTGTCCCAGCTCCACCTCTATCGGCTCTTTGCCCAAGGCGTTCACCGACTACTTTTCTTAAAATTCCTATCGCTCCGTTTAGGTCAGCGTTTATCAGTTTGCCCGATGCGCTACGGAATAGACCTCTCTTTATGCGCTTTCCCATATAGTTCTCGTGGTGGCACATGGCTTCGTTGGAATAGTGGTCGGTCTTGGAAGTATAGCTCTCTTCCGTGACTATAACCTTAATCCCGACTTCCTCGCACTTGTACTGTATCATGGAGATTAACTTCTCAAAGGGAATACTCACAAAGTTCTGATTGTTCACCTTTCCCATATTACAGTTCTGCTTCCAATCCTTGTTGTTTCCTATCACAATATTCCCAATGTGGTTATCCTTGCAATAGTTGACTATGAATCTTGAAGCTTTGTGCATATAGTCGTGTACTTTACAGTTTCTCTTTAGAGTTAACCGCCCGATACGTATGCTCATTCCCCGACCACTTATCAAGCTCATAAGGAAAGCTCTACGCTTATTAAAGAATTGGTTCATGGACTTTAGCGGTCTGCCGTTAATGACAAAACAACGGTTGTGTTGTGGGTCAAATGATGTGGCGAGATTGTCAAGTCCTAAGTCAATACTTAAATAAGCCGTATCGTCCAGTTCGGTGGCTTCTTCTTTCTCTTTTTCATAAACTACTTCTATTATGTGGCAACTGCACTGTGGGATTATCCTCACTTGGCACAAGTTATCTACTTTGGTTCTTATTGGTTCTATCCCGGCACGTTTCGGGAAATGGATATATCCGTCCTTCAATTTACACTGCTGGTTGGTAAATACCACAATGTTGCGTCCTCTCGTTTTATGCTTGTACTTGGGAAGTTTGGGACGGGCTTTCAGTTTGTCCTTCACCTTGCAGAGTTTGAAGAATCCCTTCCAATTCTTGAAAAGTATCTTTATAATCTGTTGGCTCGTCTGTGAAGGTAAGGCTATATATTCCGCTTGTTTATCTTTAGCGAGCATGGTGGTAACTTCATATTCGGACAAAAACTTCTTGTTCTGCGTAAACTCTTGTCTAATAAGATAGTTTACGCAGTTGTACAAGTTCTTGGATAGGAAGCAAAGTTCATCCAACCGCTTGTTGCCTATTGCTATATGTCGCTCTACTCGCTGCATCTACAAAGGTAAACATTTAAGTGTCAAGTCCTATATAATTGTCATTCTAATACCTTTTCACATGATTCTTTATATCTACATCCAGAACACCTTATCTTGTGATACAATATTCCGTTGAATTCTCCACAATGAATAAAACCTCTCGGTGTATTCCAATACTTTTTTCGTTGCTCATTCAGATATCTCTCTGAATAGAGATGAACTTTATTTTGTAGAGGGTTTTCAAGTCTTCTTACACGTTGGAATTTTGACACGAGGAACATCTTTTCTTCAGTTCTTTCATTCCATCGTTTTATAGCGTTTATACTTATACATTTCAATAACGTTACGGAATACCTATTTGAATATCTATTCATAGATAAAACAAGTTGAAACAATAAATACTTCCATATTTCATCTACAGAATCAATCTTTGAGTTTTCAAAAAACCGTTTTATCGCATTCATATTCCTTGAAGTCATCTTCACATGATAATATGGTGAATAAACTTTCTGCATCAAATATTCAAATATTTCAACAAATTCTTCTGTCATAAAAAGTTGGTATCTTATTGATGTAAAAGAAAGGACGAATTCTCGTCCTTTCTCGTGCCTAAAGATACAAAACATTTATTATCAATCCCACGAAATTTCAAGACTTAGTGTCTCTTCTTTATTATGTGTTACCGGCTTATAACGAGATTGAGTCGTCAAATCTCGTTCAGCAACGTTATTGTAATCTTCAATAGCTTTCTCTTTGTCAACACTTCTCGATATCCATAGACCAATCATTTGACCAGGTTCCATATTACCGATTGTGACCTTATCTTCTTCTGTAGCATTATACAATTGAGTATTGAATGGTGCACTATATATACTTGGTATTGATTCCATGTATTGAGAACCATCTTCATTCTGATTTAAAAGTGTTGCACCTATCTTACAAGAACAATATGCATCCTCAGGAACAACAAACCATAATTGAACATTCTGAGCAACTTCATTACTCTCATTTTTCAATACAATTGCGCGATACTCTGTCTTAGCATCTTTAACTGTTCTCAGACTCAATTCATCAAATAAATTACCGAATACATCATTAGGAACTTTTGTAGATGATACATAACCTCCCAATGAATTCATTGATTTAGATTGAGCTGCGAGATATTCTGAACTTACTGTGTAAAACAATTGCATAACTCTTAGGATTTAGATTTCGGAAAATTAGCAAGTGACCAAAACTCTGATTTGACTGTATTATCAACTGATACTGTTCCTCCATTGTTTCTTACTCGAGCAAGATAAAACTCATTCGAAGATTTTGTAGGTGGTTGCTCTAATGTCACTTCTTGAACAAGACTGAATGTATAATAATCATATGTATAGAGACCTTCAAGTTGTTTATCTGTAAACACTTTTCCTAACGGAATTGTACCAAGAATAATCACCTGAAGATTTGATTCTGCCACAAAATCTGATTCAGATGTCAAAACCAAGTTTTTATTATCAATCACGTTTACAATTTCATATACTCCATTATTCAATGGTTGAGAACCATCATCTTTCATAAATCTGATTGCTACCGGAGTCTTACCCGATTGACCTCTTACTTTACCAGAAAAATCAACTGTACCAGTTACAACTCCTTTTTGATTTATGCTCACAAGTCCATTTTCATAGTTTTTAGTAGAATAACCTACTTTTAACCAATAATAAACACTATCAGATGGTACAGTAAGATTATCGTAAATACTTGTTAGATTAATAACTTGACCTAACGCATTTACAGCCATGCCTGGAAGAATCTTGATTGTACCACCTTGAGTTCCTACTTCAACTTCAAAAACTTTATTATCAATAAAATCATCATTTGTGACAAAATCAGGGTCAAATTTCTTAGGGTTGTTTGTCACTATGCCGAATGTATAACTTCCGGCAATAAGAATCTTTCCAAGCAAAGAGTTCTGTAGGAAAGACTGCATATTCATCACTTCTTCTTTTTCTAAGAAAGTGTTTCTGTTAACATTTATCTGCGCCATATATTTATAAATTTTTATTTACAAAA